CTCTTCCGATCTCCTTTTGTATAAGTGGTCCCAGGCTTTGCATACACCCGAATATACGTAGAACTTCCCAACGCTCCTTTTCGAGGAGTGGCTCCAAACAAAGTTGCAGCCCTTTCAAGGTATTCTCCAGATGCTTCTTCGGGAAAGATTTGAGCCTCTACAATGGCCACATCTTTCAAGGCTTTTTGAGCAACTTTTGCAGTTGCATACGCCGTAGCATTTAAAACAGAATTGTCAGTAATATCTGACACTTTATCTGTTTTATTTATGAAGGTTTCAATCCATAAATTCTTTAGAAAAGAAATCGTATTATTCAATTTTGTTATCATATCTGAATATTTGTTACAAGATAATTATTCGTTACTGTCTTAGCATTCACTTTCATAAAAATACTGCCTTCCTTTCGATATAAGTCGATAAGATTCACCTCTACCCAACGAGCATCCCTTTGGAACATATTCAAAAGATTACGAAAAATTGTTGGGTATTGAATTGCATTTACAGAATTTCCTATCATATCATTGGGTAAGCCATATTCAGGAAATTCTGGAATTTGCCCTTTCAAACAATTAAGCATCGTATTAAATGCCTGACGCACGGCTAAATCATATTCAACCGTCGCTAAATCGTTTCCTTCAAATCTAAAATTGACATCAATGTCTTTTCCTAAAATCTTTTGAGAAGAAAGATTATCTACAATATTAGGAATATCGAAGTTTCCCTCCTGTTTAATGTTAATCTTAAACATTCCTCCCCCAGTATTTGCGTCATAATCTTCTTCTTCAACGTAATTATTCTTGGCGATATTGAACCAATCGTTCTGGGGTTGAGAAAGCCCCAATTGTGAAGCTACGTCTTCAAACGTTTCACGAGTTTTTAACACTCGTTGAATTGCTATATTGTTTCCGTATCTTCCAATAATAGCCGACCTCAACCATCTAGAAGAATTGTTAATCGTCCACAACATTGTTTGACAGTCGGTGAACATTTCCAACAACTCCCATAAATCTATGGTTTTGAATCCATTTTCTTTTAAAGTGAACAAAGGTTCAATCTCTTCTATCTGTTTCAGGAGAGCATCTAGCCTCCCAAAAGAATCCCTGACGTTTACCTCAATACCTGTATAATAGCTAACTATCGTTGGATAGTACGTATTACAGAATAAAGCAAAAGATTCAAAGAAATCTTTTATGTTATAACCTGTCAGGTCTTTAAATGTTTGTAACGCTGCTTTCATAAAATTGCCCTTGTTACTTTAGTTGCCAACTTATTCACTCCAGTTTGAACAGCAAAAGACGTCAATCTATCTACCAAGGTTGATCTTTTAGCAGACCCGGCTGCAACGGCATCGAGGGGGGCTAAAGTTATCATCGTCAGGTTATAATTCCAAATCATATTTTTAGATATGTCCTGGGAATATTGAACTCCACTCGGCGGAATTACAACGAGAAAGCTCTCTCCTAATGCCATATTGTAAAAATACAGTCTAAAGGGTTTTCCCAGTTTGTCCAAAGCAACACTCTTACTCGCCATAGCTTTCAATATCTTTATAACTCCATACCCCGTTTTCACGCCGACATCAAATCCAGGAAATGCTAAGGTTGTCTTTCGCCCACTTACTGAAAACAAATCGTATTTTCCAGCAGCAGTACTGAAGGCTGCTCCTTTAATCGGATTTGCTGCATTCAAAAGAATTTTAAAATTTCTACCAAATGTTCCTTTTATATTAATCTCCTGAGGAGTAAACGAAGGATTTGTCAATGCTGTCACCCCCATCAAAGACTTTTTAATGTTAGTCCGAGTTGGTTCTGTTTTCTGTATTGAATCCGGCATTACTGGAAATGACAGATAATCTATCACATTATCTTCACTGTCAGTAAGTTCAAGAGCGATCATATATAACTCGAAATCATTCGGATAAAGCCCACTCAGGGCTTGAACTCCTATTGATTGAGCCATGCTTCTCATCTTATTTAAAACTGAACTTGCTGCCATAACTATTTACATTTTAGTGTACAAATATACTGTTTTCTTATATAATTTTTCCTGGAGCTGTCGTAGCCCCGGTTTGAGCTGTTGCTGAACCAGTAGTGGATACGGCTATCCCGGCTGGAACCTCCCCCGTCTTAACAAAGGTGTCAATCGCATCGGCTAAACCATTTGCAAACTTACTATCATCAATTTCAGTTTCATTACGCATTTGAGTCATCAAATCCAAAATCGAAGCTGCTAATGCTACTTTATTCAGTGCCATAATTATTTGTTAAAAAATTGTTTTAATAAATTTTCAAGTTCAGTCGTTTGCTGAATAGTGGGGGGAAGCGGGGTTCCAGAAGGTCCAACAGCCGTTGAAACCGTCAATGTTTTAATCGCATTAACAATCTTTGTTAATAAATCGTTCAATCCAGTTGTTTCATTAACAAGAGTCAATTTCCCATTATTAATTTCAAAATATGCGTCGCCTTGTTTAACAGTTGCTTTTTTATCCTCTAGCTGAACTAAAGAATCCATAAATTGAGTCAATGCCTTATTTTTATCAACTGTACCTTCGTAGGAGGAACCATCAAAATCAGCAATTACTTGTATATGTTCTTCTGTTGTTTCACTGTTAATTGCAGATTTTTCAAATTTCTGACTTGATTTTACCCCTAAAGCTGTTATCTCTTCATGAAACTCCTCTCCAGAGCTAAACACAATATCAGATTTCACCCCCTCGGTCGTTATAGTCGTATTAACGGAATTATTTTCATCTTCCTCACCGTATATAGCCTCAATCACAAAAGCGTCCTTATTGATGGATATACCAGACCTATTTTCGGTATCAGGATCGATAACCTGAGCCGTTAAATTTTTAAACGCCGTTACATCAATATTCCCATTCCCTTCAACCTTAACGCTACCAGATGAAGTCACCTCAATAGCAGAATTTTCATCCCCACTTACATTTACCTTCATATATCCAGATTCTTGCCCCCGGACGCTAATAAACAAACTTCCATCTTTCGCGCTTCCACTGATCGTTAAAAGCCCCTTATCCCACTCTCTTTTAATTATAAACTCTTCATCGTCACGCACCTCTATTCTTTCCTGTGGTAAAAAAGTTCCAATCACCATCGGTTCTGTCTGAAATGGTTGCGCCACCCAAACAACTGGGATCCCCTTTTCTCCAACCACGCGCGGAAACTTAACATTCTGAAGAGCCTCATTCGTTATGTAGCAATCATGAATTATATTTCCACTTCCATCATCAATAATAGTCACCCGACACTTACGATAACAAGTCTCGACGAATTGATCTCTATCAACACCTTCCGGAATCATTATGTACCCAAACCCGGTTGTTTGCTGAGTAGTTGATCGCTTATGAACCGGGGTGACGCCCGGCTTACCTATATTCTTTATTTTAATCTTCGGCATCTGCTTTTGTTTTAAATCTTTCCCTATTTAGAAAATAGTTAAATACATCGGTATTAACCCCAAATTTCGAAGGAGAAACCTTTGATAGCTCTTCTTTCTTAATGTCTTGATTTCTCTTAGAAATTTCGCTACGAATTCCCTCGATATCTATAATGTTAAAGTAGTTTTTATCTCCATCAAGTAAGTCGGTAAACATTCCTCTCTCAACTGTTAATGTAGTCGTACGATCAACCGAATTATTATCAAAGGAAATTGTGTTGCTCACGGCAGTAACGTAATAAAGCTCCTGCGTCATCTCTAAAAAGATGAACGTTCCAACTTTAATACGCCTATCCCCATTCATGGTAATCGTCCCTTTACGAGTGAAAGGAAGATACGCATTAGTCTCAACAACAAACAACAAATCATTCAGTAAAGCCTGAGACATCGTATTCAAATCCTTACCGTTTCCCTTTCCTCTGAAACTCTTTTCTGATAAGTAAATATCATTCGTAATGCACCGCTTGTTTCCAAATAATTCACAATACTCATTGAAAAAGATAATAGGAACAAAAGCCAATGATGAGAACTGCGAGTTTCCCATCATGCTATTCTGAGGCATAATTCTATACCATGCATAAATTCTGTCATCGTATGTTAATGAAGCTGACATAATGTCATCAACTCTAACTGAAATATAACTTTCTGATTCCCATACGCTTCTTATGGCTTTTCCAGTGAACGGTGGTTGACGGGCGATGATGTTAAACTCATTTGCCCAAGTGTCTCCCCAAAATTCTACAAAAGGTTCTTGACACACCTTGTTGAACAAATCAAGCAAAGAACCTTCTGGATTCACTAAAGACCTGTCAACAATTCTTCTATCGCTCAACGCATCGTCCACAAATATACGAATCATCTGCCATACTCCTTTTACTTTGTTGTCAACCCCTTTATATTTTTCATCTCCAGTTTCAACGGGTAACTTTTCAGTTACTTTTGCGCAATGAGCAAACAAACTGTCATCAACAATCCCAATATTAGAAAGCTGATTGATTATAAACCAAAGCACAGAATCTATTTTCTGAAAAGAATAGGCAAAGTAATAATCAAAAGCTCCGGTAATCATGTTTCGTTTAAACCATGATGTTTCAGGATCACCTCCATAAAACCACCTGTCCTGACTCCCCTCAACAAATTTCAAAGGAATAAAATAAGAACCATCCTCAATCAGTAGCTTAGTGTAATCTCTCCCCGATATTGTAACACTGTAATCGTTTCCTGAACCATTTACAGAAATCTGAACACTGTCAATCAACCCCATCATATCCCAAATCACTCTATTGTTTAATTCCGAAAGAGCAACTTCATACAAAGTTTCATCACGTCGGGGTAATACGGAACTATTCTCATCAAAATACATTTCCATCTGCAACTGTTCAAACCGAATGAAAATTGGATCGTTATTTTGAAGAAATTTCATAAACCAATCCTCGTTTAAACTCCCTGTCTTATCAAGAATTGAATACTGGTTGAAAAATTCGTTTCCGTAAGAATTAACCTTCAACGTATCCGTTGGTACCAATTCTATTGAAAAGTTTCCAGCTCCTTTGTCCTTATTCGTTGAAGCGTTTTTTATCCATTTACTAATATCGTACAACTTTTTCAACGCCCGACTATATACCCACACCCGAATATTTAAAGGTTTAATTTTTGAAGAAAAGAAATTATCATCGCGACCACCACCTGGTAGAAATACACTCTCTTCCCCAATCTCATCAAAAGGCACATATCCCGGATCACTTATTAACTTTTGCTGAACCTCCGTCCAAAACGCATTGAACTCTACCTGCTCTAAAAATGTATCTGATCCAAGGATTTGTTGAATTTCAACCGTTATGGAATTGTTAGGAAGAAACAGCCGGGTTCCAACTTTTACAATCGGAGGTTGATTCTTTGAAATATCATCTTCATACTTCTTCTTCTCCTGGGGGGTATATAATTCAACTATACGCTGAGCGTTCGTCATTCCCTCATGCGTAAACTCGAACAGTTTATCAGGATCAAGTTCGTATGCCATCTTCTTCTTTTCAAGTTCGTCAAGAAGCGTATTGATATCTATCGGCTCACGATTTCCGTTAATTCCATTAAAAGTCCATTCAGAATTTTTAGGAACGTCTTTAAGTTCTTTCTCTGTTTTCTCAGCCATACTATTGCATTTGAATTTCTATCCCAGTATTTGTTAAAGTTGAAACTAAATGTTTGCCTAAGCGTTTAGCAAACGCCTCCATTTCAGGAGTAACTTCAGTTTTCATAGGAGAATCACTTAATGATGGCATATTTATCACCATAACTGGAATTGGCTTTTCTATATTATTCAATACTTCTTTCAAAGAAGTTCCACTTTGATCTAATATGTTTTTAATACCATCAACAACTTGGCGATTCCCCGTTCCTGCACTAGATAGTTCAGCTTCCCCCACTTTCGCAGCAGCATTCTGATCACTATATTTTTCACCCTTTCCTCTACCTTTTTTAAACAACTCTTCAGGAGTAATTTCCCCTAATTCAGCATCAATAATATCGGACATGTTCAATTGAGGAAATACTGCTTTTAACACTTGCCTCATTTGCTCCCCACCTCCTGTCATATCCCTGATCTGACCAAAAAATTCCTTTTGAAGTTCAGTATCTTGAGGCATTTTTTCTATCATTGCTTGAAGATCAGACAAAGAACCATTTGGATTAATTTGTCGAGCCGTTCTCATCAATAAAGCCTGAGTAGTTTCATCCTGACTTATATTAACCCCCATCAATGAATTTTGAACGCGCTCAAGTTGTTTGCCTTCCATACCCGTAGCATTCTGTATACTTGTCATAGAACGCACGACTGATTCAGTATTTACCGAACCTGCCTTATCAAGAATACTTTCAGATATTCGATTAAATTGTTTAAGATACTCATCAAGTGTGGAAGCTATCCTCTGATCAGCGTCAGGTCTTCCCTTGTATAGTCCTTGTAAATTACTATCAAAAGCCTGAACAACTCCCGCTCCGGTTAATCCTCCTTCATTTCTAAAACGAGTTGTTTTCAGAGTTTCAGCCATATCATCCTCAGATAACCCTCGAATCCTCCCAGCCATTAGAAGCTGGTTGATATCTTCAATTGAAGTATTGCTTCCCTTAACTCCTGCTCGTTGTAAAGTAGAAACTTTTTGAAGATAATCTGTAATATTCAACCCCAATGTTCTTGAAGCCCAATTATGATATTCATTTTTATTATCTGAATTAATTACAAATTCTTCCCGCAAATTATCCTTAGTAGGATCGTAAACGTCCTTTGCCTTATCTGTTCCTGAAATCCAATCCCCAAAAATCTGAGAAACATACGCATTACCTGTGGCTTCAGACATCGTATTTGGAGAAGCGACCTTTTCCGTTCTAAACATATTCTTAGAAAAGAACCCTCCAATTTGTGAATTTAGTGCCCCTTTATAAGAAAGGTTATGCAAAGAAGTATAATTGTTAATTGCGGTATCGTTCCTTGCAGCAGCCATTCGTCCCACCTCGGCTTCTTGAGCCTTAGCCCCTGAAATACCAAAAGTAAGCATATTCAAAAGCCAATGGTTACCAATGTTATTCTGACGCTGAAACATATTCTCAGCACCATACTGCGTAGCATCGAACTGAGCTTGTTTTCCTAAAGCTGAACCTAAAGCCCCAGCTAATAAGCCAACTATTCCTGCTCTGCCTAACAAACCTCCTATCGAAGTTGGAAACTTAAATTTATTCTTTCGAATATTAGGGTTTTTTGGATTTGGAGGAACAGGTGGAACAGGATTATCTCCACCGCCACTCCCATCAGGCAAAACACCATTAGTCTGATTCCTTCCGGACTGTTCAATAGTATCAGCAATTCTCAAAACCTGTGCATAAATACGTTCCAAAACAGTTAACTGTCGTTTATTTAAAACCGAATCAGTGGAACGCATAGACTGTCCCGGTGTTCTACCATCGGTATATCGTCCCGTAACAGGGTCTATAATGTGACTTCGTGACTGGGGTGGTTGAAATGTATAACCCCCGTCAGATAATCCCCCAGTGAGGCTATTTCGCTCCTTTAATAAATCGATTTGTTTTTGAATAGAAGCAATAGTCTCTTCGGCTAGCCCCTTGAACCGGGTTTCCATTCGCGTCAAATCATTCCAAAGAGCCTGTGCCCCCTGGCGCAATTCCTGCAACGGGCTAGAATCTGCTGATACCCTAATCCTCTTGTCGTCCGCCATTTTCTTCTTGTTTTAACATTTTCTCAATTTCTCTTTGTGCTTCATTCGCAAATGATTCTAAAGTCGGGCTACTCTTAAGAAATTCTCCAATACCAGGTATATAATCATCTTTCTGTGATTCCTCTTCAATGACTTTCACAAACAGCTTCTCTTCCTCGAATTCAAACAACTGAAATAAAAATGAAGATTCCCGGTGTGCAGGTGACATAAAGGGAATGTTATATTTCATTCTCCACCACCTATCCAACGGGAATCTACTATCCCAGTTGATGACATTCTGTACCAACTCGGAGCGTTTCATATCAAGCCTCCTTTACTTCATCTTCGCCACCCTTTAAGAGGTCATTGATTTCTTTAAAAAACGGAGCCACTACTTTGTAGTACTCATCCCGAATCACCTTGTAATCCCTTACATCTAACTCTCCAAAACTCTTCACCTTCAAATCCTTAATCAAATCGGGGCAAAGAACAACTAAGGCTGCTTCAATGTCAATCATGTCTAAAGCATGTTGAGCAGCCGTAGACGGACTCATCACCATAGTATTGTAGAAGCCTCGAGCCAAACTTTGCTTCGTAGCTTCGATCTGATAGAACTGTCCAACAGTAGGAAAGTTTACCGGGTACTCACGCCCCTTAATCGAAATTTTTACTTCATCGTTAATCATATCTCAATTGGTCTTTTAAAGGTATGGCAGGATTATCCTGCCATACTGATTGGTTCCAGATAGATACCGTTGATGTCAACACCAGCAATACCACCTTCCTGTAACTGGAAGGATTGACTGTTCAACAAACAACCCTGTAACCGGGCGATTGTCTTTCCGGTATTATCAACTTCAGTTACCAAACGACTCTGAGCATCTTCGCTCACAACCGTTTTAGCATACATCGTAATATCAAAGGCAATATCCCCCAATACTAAACTGTTTTTGATTTCGGCAATACTTCCGAACTTTTTCAGCATCTTCTTCATCACCGGAGTATCAAAACTAATGAAGTATTGAGAAACGCTCCATTGACATGTATACGCTACTGCCGGAGCTTCCTGATATGTCAGACTTCCCAGCCCTTGCACGTTAGCCCGGTTCACGTTCTCCGAAAAGTTGAGGTTACGACAGTAACCTGCAACTTCATTATCTATTTTGATGAACGCTTGCGGGGCAGTAAAAACTTTTCCTCTTGCCATAGCTTTCTTTATTTACGTAATAAGAATCCAGTGAAGAATACTTTCGTCACCTCATTGTTCACCAACACCTCATAGGTCACTTTGTAATAATCGTCAACCCGTGCGGCATTTACATTCTGAAACTTCATAATCAGGTTATCCTGATTTTCAGTTGCAACCCTCTGCTGCAAGAAATTGATCGTCCAAGTTTCCAAAGCACCTTTAGACAAAGTGTTAATGTTAACACCGTTTTCATCTCCGAGCAAATCAATCTCAGCATTTACGACGCATTCTTTGTTCAACTGAGCCAAGATACGCATAAATTGCAAGCTAAACGAATCACCCTTCTTATTGAAAAGTAATTTATTATCCTGTAACGTTGTCACTCCCTGAAGAATAACAAACCGTCTCAGATAGGGGTTCGGGTACACAACAATCAACCCGGCTTTGACAGCTTTCTCCAATTCCTTCTCATCAGGAATATGTTGTAATTTGTCCCCACCGATAGTTTTGTTTGTTACCGGAATATAAGGCGGTTTGCCACCCACACGACCGATAACTTGGCAAAGGTTATAAAACACTCCCCACCAACGTACTTTTGTCGCCACCATGTCGCTTGCAGTCCCAATACCACCGTGTACGGCACACACCCAAGCACTGTTAAAACTCTGAGCCATAGCTAAAGAATCGGCATACTTTGCTTTTGAGTCGTAAGCCCCAATAAATACAAATTTATCGAACTTCGCTTGGTTGTTACGGTGAGAAATTACTTTCAGATTAACAGCACTCGCCCCGTTAGTTCCAATTTGATCAGTGAATACAATGTTGTATTCAACATCAGTAATCTGACTCAAAACGGCATCAATGTCTGTCGGTTTGTATTGTTCAGTAGCTCCTGTTGCAACCTGATATCCAGCATTGTCGGCAATATCAGAAGCATCAACGGTTCCATCCCCTTTAATTTCACTGGTATCATCAAGAATGAAACGTAATCCAAAATTCTCATCTGTCTGACACCACTGAATCAATTGAGCCATAGTTGTACATTCAGGAGATTCGCAAATCAGATACGGATCAGATTGTTCAACCGTTAACTCATCGTAGGAAAGCTGAACACCCGTAATTGGGTCAGTGTATAGCCCGGTATATGTACCTCTCCAAAATTTCATTACAAATGAATTAGGAGTATCCGTCCCGGCTTCAACTGTATACGCATATCCTGTTTTCAATAGATTGCCTTCTAATACACCATTAGCGTTCAGCCCTTCATCAATAGTCTTAACTACTAAAGAACCGCCCTTAGAACCACCACCAGTTGGGGTAAAAGTCAACGTCGCCGGAGTAGTAGTACAGGCTCTAACATATAACAATTTGCTAATACCTACTGCGTCGGGGTTATAAGGGTCAGGAGTGAATAGTGCTTCGGCACATTTCCAAAACATACCCCCTTTTACAAACTCTCTAAAAGAAGATAAATCCTCAAACTCATACACGGCATCCTTGCCCTGTTTTCCCGCTCCATTTATTCCAGAACCACCTCCAAATCCAGCACCATAAACGCCAGTATCAATCAGCAAGACAGTTCCGTAATCAAGGTTACGGGTGGAATTGCTATCTCCGGAAGTAATAGTCGAATAAATACCAGGAAGAGTCCTTAATTTTCCATTAAAATAGACACTCGTCGCCATATTTATCGTTTTAATAATTCATTACTAACTTATTTCTGGGATTAAAATTAATAAAAAACCCACGGTTAAAATAACGTGGGTTCTTTCATCTTTCGTTACAATCAATTCTGATAAAATCCAACTAATAACTGTCCCCATTTAATAACATCCTAGTACCCAGTTACTTTCCCGTTACCACTTCCACTGTTAGGGTTAGTGGGGACCCATGCTGGTTTTGTTGTCATATTCCCTATTTTAATGAGGAGCCGGGTTTCCCCGACTCGCTCGTTGTTTTAACTTACTGACCAACTTGGTATGTTAGACTTTACTGTTACGGTCTTAGAACCGCCAGAAGCTTCGTACGACAAACTTGTCGGACTTACATCAATAAACCATACTTTAGCAACTATATTCCTGTTACTTGTTACGGTAATCGGATAAGTTAAGTTGGTGCTCAACAGAGTTTCATTTTCGTACCAACCTGCAAATACATCTCCACTGTTCAGCAATTTGCATTGTAAATTGATTTTATCTCCATAGTTGACAGTTTCACTGAATGATGATGTCCAAACTGTCGAACCCGAACCAACTTGACACCTTCCAGTGCAAGAAGAATCGACTCCAATAGTTGCGGTGTACCTACGTGTCGTACGAGTTGCTCTTGCTTCTAACGTCAACGCTCCTGTTATATTAGTAGGCGCATAAGTCAATGCCGTTGAGACTCTAGTAGAACCGTTATACCAGCCATCAAAAGCATAACTGTATTGAGCCGTATTGGCCATTACCGTCGCAGTCGATCCAGCAGCATTAGAACCATAACTTACAGATTCACTCGTACGACTCACAGAAGAAATATAGCTTCCCTTATTATAGGTGACTGTATAGCTTCTTAGAGTTCTTGTTCCCTTTGCTGTATAAGTAGCATCCGCAGTAACTGCAGTCGGCGCATACGTCGCATTAGATGTCTTCTTAGTCGCACCAGAATACCAACCATCAACCGCATAAGAATATTGAGCAGTCGTAGACATAACTGTCATCGTACAGCCTGTTGCATTTGCTCCATGAGCCACACGTTCAGAAGTCTTACTTAGACTCGCTACATAATCACTCTTAGCATAAGTGATAGTATAATATTTCTTAGTAAATCGAGCATAAACGGTCTTAGATGCTGTAACATTTGAAATCGCATAAGAAACAGAACTACTTAACAAAGAACCGCCTGTTGCACCAGCCGAATACCAACCGTCAAATTTATAACCTGCCGCTGGAGTAGCTGTTACAGTCGTACTTCCTCCATAATTTACAGAACCACCACCTGAAACAGTTCCTCCAGTTGTTCCTGAAGTATAATTACCCGTTCCATCAGTATTTCTGAAATATGGTGAAGCAGTTACAGTGTATTTATTAATCGTAGCTTTTGCCGTTAATGTCAGATTTGATTTAACATTTGTCGGAGCATAAGTCAAAGAAGTTGAAACTCTTGTACCGCCATTATACCAACCGTCAAATGTATATCCCGTCGTTACTGTCGCAGTACATCCTGTTGCATTTGCTCCCCAACTTACTGTTTCAGAAGTTTTGCTGATTGTCGCGATACCTGTTCCCTTGACATAAGTCACGGTATAAGTGTTCGTCGTATATTCAGCCGTATAGGTCGCATTCGCTGTTACAGTCACTTCACGAGAGGCAGTAGTTACACCGTCAGACCATTTCGAGAATGTCTTTCCTTCGATAGTCGAAGCAGTGATAGTTACTTTCGTACCGTAATTGTAAGTTCCAGAGCCAGAACCGTTCACGACTGTCAACGTGTACTTATTCACTGTCGCAACGCCACGAGCCTCAAAGGTTCTCGCTGCCGTGATATTCGCAACACTCAACGCCAGAGCCGTTCCTACCCGTGTACTTCCTTCATACCAACCACCGAATGAATAAGTGTATTGTGCAGTATTTGCCGGAAGAGTCGCTGTACAGGTTGCAGTTCCACCATAATTAACCGTTTCACTCGTCTTATTGATAGAAGCAATATTTGCATTCTTCGTGTAGGAAATAGTGTATGAGTTAATCGTTGCAGAAGCAACCAACGTACAATTCGACTGAATAGCCGAAAGCGTTGCTTTTCCAGCACTCACACTCAACAAACCAGTTCCTGAAGACTTCGTCCATGTCGGAGAATTATACCCCGTAGACGCAACAGCCGTTTCAGATGTTACTGTTCCATTATAAGCAACTCGCTCAGAAGTCTTAGACAAAGAATTGACTCCAGTTCCTCTTGTGTAAGTTACCGTATACCAATTCTTTTGGAATCTAGCATAAACCGTAACAGCAGCCGTCACACTGTTAATCGTGTAAGTTGTAGAAGTTCCCACTGAAGTACCTGAAGTATTAAACCAGCCCATAAAAGTATAGCCTGTCGCCGCAGACGCCGTTAAAGTCGCTTTAGAGCCATAATCGTACGTACCCGAACCACTTACCGAACCACCAGAAGTTCCTGTCGACCAGTCGCCCGTAGAGTCGGTATTTCGGTATTGAGACGTTCCTGTAACTGCAAAAGTTTTAATTGTCCCCTTGGCAACCAAAGTCATATTTTTGACTACACTTGTCGGACCATATTTCAACGCTGTACTAACACGAGTTGAACCATTGTACCAACCGTCAAAATTATAACCCGTAGCAACTGTGGCAGTCGATCCAACAGCATTAGAACCATGATTTACGGTTTCACTCGTAGGGGTAACAGATGCCACTCCAGTTCCAGCTTGATATGTTATCACATAGGCATTAATTCCAAATGAAGCTGCATACGTAGCATTTGCAGTAACATTGGTCACGGTCAATTTCGCCGTCTTCGTTCCATTACTCCACTGAGTAAATGTATAACCCGTATTCGCCGTTGCAGTCGATTCAGCCGATCCACCGTATTGAACCCTTGCCGATGTCGGGCTAACCGTTCCTCCGGTTCCAGCACTGAATGTAATCGTATACCAGTTACGCTGGAATCGACCAACTAAAGTACGAGCACTCGTTGCGGTAAAGGTATAAGTCTCAGCCGTTGAAACCTGATTAGCTCCTTCGTACCATCCAACAAATGAATAACCCGTAGCAGGGGTTGCTTTTAACGAAACTGAATCCCCATGAGTATAAGTTCCTCCTCTGGAAACTGTTCCTCCAGTTGTACCTGTCGTAAAATCTCCCGACTCATTTACGCGGTATGCAGCATTCGCAGAAATCGAATATGTTTTAGGAGTAAAGACTGCCTGAACAGTTCTATTTCCATCGATATCAATTCCTGTTAGAGGATTAGCTTTGCTTACATCTCCTGTATCAAGCACCCACTTTGTAAAATTGTACCCCGTTGCCGGAGTTGCCGTAGCCTGAACAGAAGAACCATAATTGTATGTTCCTTGTCCAACCGTTGTTCCTGCACCCGTCGGGATAACAGTTATCACCAAAGTATAACGATTCAGTGTCCGATTACCAATCGCAGTAAAGGTTCTGTTCGAAATAATTCCAGCAACACTCAACGCCAAATCCGACCCAACTTTCGTTGAGCCATCATACCATCCATCGAATGTGTAGGCGTACTGAACAGTGTTGGCAGGCAACGTTGCAGTTGCAGTTGCCGTTCCACCATAGTTCACTTTCTCAGATGTTTTGTTGATGGTATCGATATAATCTCCCTTTACATACGAAACAGTATAGGAAGAAGTTGCCTGAGTAATAGTTGCCTGTGCTTTAATCTCAACGTCAGAACCCACCGCTAAAATTTTTCCAACTCGTTGACCAACTGTATTTTTAGGAATTGAAATAGCAATGCTAAACGAAAATTCAGCTTTTGCGCCAGGATCTCCGGCTATCGCTGATCCGTTTGAAGTTTCTACTTCATTTGCCGTATATGTTGTTGGCAACGTAATTGGAATATTATTTCCAGTATCCAGACTAAATGTTATCTTTGGCGAATTGCTCTTACCAGTGATAGTAACCGTCGAAGCGTCCTCACTTACATTAAAAGATGTTTTGTCAAACACAATAGACTCTAAAGACGGCTCCTGATTTACTGCGTATGATTTTCCAGCGTTAAGCCCAATGACAGAAGCGGTAACAGTCGTCGAACGTATGAGTCTTCCGGTATGTAATGTACCAGAATTACTCAACGTCGCGTTACCTTTTCCCGACATTGGGTTAACGGTTAACCATGAATCTTTCGCCATGTAATTTTAAGTATTAATAAATTAACTTACTGTCCAATTCGAAACATTAGAAGTCACTGTTACAGTTTTAGAACCGCCCCCAGCGTCATAATTCAAAGATGTAGGAACAACGTCAATAAACAAGATTTTAGCAACAAGACTCTCTTCACCTGTTACAGTAAAGGTGTAGTTCACGTCACCACTCACTTTTATTGACCCTTTATACCATCCATCAAATACATCGCCAGCTAGGCTCATATTACATTTCACTGTAACCGAATCACCAATATTCAGTTCTGCCGTAGCCGTTGCCCCAGCAGTTCCGTTATTGATTTGTACTGTACCTCGGCTCGTAACATCAGAATTTAAAGCCACAGAAATAGCAACAGCCCCTTTTGCCAAATCTTTCAAAAGAACAAATTCCTTATCCTGATATCCGGATAAGGAAGCTGCATCAAATTTTCCCGTAGCAATTAATTCTTTTTTGCGTGGCCATTGATTAGCAGGAACTCCAATATCGGTTGGGGTAATTCCAACCAAATCGGCTGCCTCTTTGGAAGTTACAAAAGAATAATTCATACGTTATACTCCTTCCTTTCCACCACCGCCTTGGCAGTCTACGAATTTGGTAAATACAATATTGCCTCCTACAGAATTGATTTTATCAATAATCTGCTGTCCTGTCATTTTCGCAAGCAACTGCTCGCCCGTTACATTTTCAATAACTAATCCAGGATTCGTTTGCTGATTTTGAACTATTTCAAGAAGCTCATCAATCTTAGCTCCTGTAAATCTTGATTTGTATGCCATGTTTTTAAAAATTTAGTGAATAATCATTCTTTTAAAACAGCAAAAATTTCACCATCGTTTGTCTCGAAAAACGAATAGCCAGGTTCATCCTCTTGATCATCTGTTTTAGGATCAAACTCAACTTCAAACTCCCATCTGAGTCCGGGCTGAATAATGCGAAAAGAAGCTACCTGAATAGGAGTCCCTTCTGTTGTGCGCCCGGTCACGGTCATTTCCCTGTCAAGGCCATTATTTACTCCTGATGAAGCAAGAGACACCCCCAAAGGTACGAGGGTGGTTATCTTGCTTTTCGTTTTACTTTTCTTTTTAGCCATCTTTAAGATAAAGTCCAAGAAGCATTAGAAATAATAGTATTGTTAACAGCAGTTCCTTCAGCCGTTAACGTGATAGAATCTTCGCCAAACTCAAACGAAGGATCACCAGCGGATTGCTTAATAGCAATCTGAGCCATTTGTCCACCTGCGGCCGTTACTTTCAATGCAGCCGTTAGTTCATTAATTGTCGCATTAGCAGTAATTCCTGTAAAAGTAATGCTGAAAGCAAACTGAGCAGCTGCTCCGGGGTCACCAGTAATAGCCACATCATTAGATGTCTGGACTCCTCCGGCGGTGTACTTTTCGGGCAACGTCAATTTCAACCCTCCCTCAACTATACCAGTAGTTGATGTATCGTCAGTTAAATCTAACAATTCAAATTTCAACTTTTCAGAATTGGAAAGACCCGTAATAGTAAGCGTTCCACCTGTTTTAGCAACGGTAATTTCTGCACCCGCATCGAAAGATACGAATTCCGGCTTTGCTTCCTGAACAACTTGATAAGTCTTATTTGGGGTAACCCCTACTGCAACCCCTGTCACTGTAGTTGTTCTTTGGGTTCTACCAGTGTGCACTGTACCCGTGTTCGAAACTGTTGCATTCCCCGTACCTGACATTGGGGAAACTGTTAACCAAGATGCTTTTGCCATAATGATATGTTTTTTTTTGTAAACTATATTATTCAGGACAAATTTATAAAATTTTTTAGTCCTAAATTCTTAACTACTCTAACTTCCACGGAACTTGAGACTCAATTTCTTGATCTCCTTTGTTTGTTATTTCGTCAAGCCAAACGAACGGTTTTCCAAACTCAAATAGTTCATCATCACCAACAGCTAACACCCAATCAGTATTTGAAAATATAGTATTTTCTGCTACGTTATCTTCTCCACTTAACCAAACATAAGGGTGAGCAAACACAAAGTATTTATCAGGAGTAGGAGGCTTCCAATTTGGATCAGTTCCTATTGGGATAGCATCCTCTATGATAAAATGGCTTATCAACTCTGGTCTAATAATTGAAGCATACCTGTCAGTGTCTTCAATCGACAAAGAAACATTCTTTATCAAAATAGGTGTAGGAAACAGCGAATTTTCCGCAATCAATTCATTCGCACTGAAATCGAATTTTGTAAATTCATGTTCCAATGTATTTCTAGCCCCGACTAACAAGGTATATAAAACCTCTCCTATCAAGGTCGATTCTAACATGTTATCACTAAAACACATCATGTTAATTTCGGACAGAATTGATTCCCGAAATCCTTCCCTTTCATAACCGGAACTTCCAAATTGATCCGGAACAGGATCACCAAATCCACCCAGTGGGTCAATTTCTCCTGAACCACGTCCCGGTTCTCTAATAATAATACACGGCATATGGCTTTTATCACGAGGATATTCCATACGTGTAGTTATCTTTCTTGGGCTTGTGTTCTTCCTTAAGAAAATTTCCTTCGCCTGTTCATAGAAATCAAATTTACCATCTCGCGTTCCATAGAACATGTGATATAACAACGTCTCATTCTCAGGAACACTATTGAAATCGTATTCAACATAAGCTAGAAGCCCATCCACGATTTGTTTTATTCTTGCTATTGTTATCATTGCAATGATTTTAAAAATGTATCGATCGCCATATCTGCTACAACTTCAACCTGAACCGAATCAAGTGCTTTATCCATAAATTTATGAGCGGAAAATCCTGGATGAATCCAACTCAATGGCTCACTCTTATCACTTACCCGTCTAAATGTAAAGTATCCGCTTCTTGTTTCTTTTTCAGTAGAAGAAATATCTAATTTTACTAACCCTTGATATTTGGGGGATTTGTGAACATACTCAGGAATTACAACATTAGCCGTTTGTATTTCTTTTCGTTTTCCTAGCTGTTGGTAAACAGAAGGAAGCTGACCTTTCTGTAAAGGCCTCCCTTGATTCTGCTTAGACAAGTTATAAATCTCCTTCGTCAACCTACCTTGGAATATATCCGACTCCGCTACTGCACCCGGTGTCGAATACCTGAAAGGTATCGTAAGATACCACCCCCCACCCATTTTAACTTTGCGCTTCGATGAAGAAGCAAACCCTATCTTTTCGTCAAAAGGAGGCTTTCCTTCTTCAAGAGACAAAGCCAATCCATCATCACCCGGTTGTAATCCAAAAACAACTTCTGTTGGACTTATACGGTCTACATACATTGCTTTCTTATACAGTTTACGTGTTTGACGTAATCCTTTATTAACTAAATTCTCCCACTTGTTAGTGTACTCGACAACAACCCGGTTAATTATTTCAGCACCGAGTTCTTGAGCCTGATCGCCAGTAAGCGCAAATTCCTCAACAACTTCACTCAAATCAATGTGAATTGGAATCATAATCGTTATAAATTATTCCACTTCCATCATAGTTAGGACGCTGAACATCTATCAGATGAGTTCTCCTTCCAACAGCTTGTATCGGCATCTTTATCACTTCAAATGCTCCTGTTTGCTTATTAGTTTGTAGGGAAGCTCTAATTTCATGAGGAATATCTATGATGTGATATTCCACGCGATGTTTATACAAAACTGAAACTCCGTCCCCCTCAGCGACATTACCCGGCTCAAACCTTATACAATAAGGATTATCCGGAACTATTTCATAAGTAGTCTTATCAAGCAAAATTAACGGCTCGTCTGAAGCTTTAAACAAATACACCGCACTCACCTCTATTGGCGCGTATGAAAGAAAAACAGCAACCTCCTCACCTACCATCAGCCGAGCTTCTACCATCTCTGTAAACGAAGCATATTCATCCTCTACGGTTATCCTATCAAAGTAGGACACATAATCTTTATCCTGGTCACGCACTGTTATAGCTGCTGTACCCATCAACTCAGGAGCCCAATGAGTATATTGAGTATCACGATTTAACCCAGTAATTAGGGCTTTCGTCCGATATGGATTAATGTAAAAATATCCTGAGCCATGACAATTCTGACAACTTGGTAAAGGGGAATCCCCGTTACCCTGACACGGACACCGAACAGCCTTTTCGCAAATAATATCATATCCATGTGCCCATATAACTGCCGAAAAATCATTTGGTCTAAAACTTACCTGTGGCTGACCATACATAGATTGAGGGGCTGAATCCTGTATGTTACGATTATTTGACATATTCCCGAATTTTATCTTGTTTTCATTGTTTATACAAAAATACGTTTTATATTTGTAATGTCAAAAGGTTACAGTAACAGAATTTCAGTACCGCTTACTGTTTAACTGTTCGCCCCGTGTCGGTCTTCAATTGTTGAAGGTAGGAAATTCAAAGCTAACAGCCGTTACAATGACAAAAGCCGGAGTTCATCGCTTCGGTTTTTCTTTTACATAACTGTCAAATATCTTTTGACGTCTTTCACGTTCTTCCTTTGAATTTTCAACTTCTGGAGTTGATTTATCGTAGGAGGTTAAAATGAAATGTCTTACAAGAATGTTCCCCCTGCTATCCTTATCTTTCTGAACAGCAAAAACAAATTTTTGCCCAGAAGGAGTAATTATTCTAAAACCAACATTCCCACGAACACGATTAGGGGCGGCTTCTTTATTGTTCTTATCAAAATAATCTATTCGTAACAGTTCATCAATAACTGTATTCTGAAGTTCCTCTATTGAATCAAAATCATCATGAATAACATAATGATCATCAATAATGTGCTCTAGCCCTACATTTCTATTCTTATCACCCCACACAAAATCAATACTTGTTTTAGCAAGAATCGGCTTGTTCGTTTTATTATCTTTTATAATTTTAAAGCCATCCCCCTCGTCAATGTAAACAGGTAAATAAATTTCACACACATTTTGACATTGACCCCGGCGTTCTCTCAGCAATTTATCAAATGCTTTCTTCGGCTTACCTTTATACCCGTCAAATATTTCCCCAAATCCACCCTGCTTCTTATTTTTACTCATGGGTTCCTCATAAATGTATTTCCAACCACCCTTTCCATCAGGAACTTTTCTGATGTATTTAAACGATTTTTCAATATAAATATCCTCAAGGCTCATAGGACGCTCATCATAATTACAGTACTGAAAGTTTCACTTCATCATAAACCAATTTAATACGAGGTATCGTCGCCTTAATCTCCCTTTCGTACTGTACAAGCCTTGCTCCGTACCCGGCATTGGTAGCAGATGATGTCGAACTAATCGATTGACTCAAACCATCAACCCCTAAAGATTGACTAGCTATACCTGCTCCAAGAATCAAGTCTCCGGCGATACCTAATGGTCCAAATGAAGCTAACTTTCCAGTTAAGTTGATCAAGTCCATAGGAATTTGATCAAGTTTAAAACCTGTAATATATTGTAAATCCCAATAATCCGGAATCATTAGGAAGTGCTGACTTCCTAATTGGGTGGTCAGACCGCTTAGTATCACTTCCGCATTTGCGGTCGCTACCGCAGTCCCTGTCGGAACAATTGATACGCGGCGTTTATATTGCCCGTAACTGTTTTGAGTATTCGTCAACCATTGAGTTGGATAACTTATTTGTTCAAGCTGATTGAACCGTCCAGTCAACGATATAGGTTTGTTGACTGGATAGTTCGTAAACAAAATAGGAAAACTTTGCCAATAATCAGCTCTATAGAAAGTCAGCTTTTCAAGGGCGATGAATTGGTAAACAAGTTTCAGATTGAAAAAATTCTCTATCTCCTGCTGGGCTGCTTGTATATAAAATCTCATACTTTCAGTACTGAAAGCAGTTCCATCTCCAGCCTGTATTTTGATTCCATACAGGTATAAAGAAAACATTTCAGTCGGAGATAATAGCAACCCCTCGTTTTTACGATATTTCATCGTCAATGTTAGCTGTCCCATCTTTTACTCTTTTGAAGAATTAAGCAAAAATTCTACAATCTCGGCTTTTGTCTGATTTTTAATTTCAGACATATCGAAGCCACTTTCTTCACCGAACTTAATCAGTTCGTCTTTTTTCATCTTTTCCAATTCAGCCTTCAAATCTGAATCTTCCTGAGTAGCCGTTGTTTCCTCTTTTGGGTTCTCTAACGACTTTTCTTCCTGTACCGAAGGAATAGCTTCGGCTTTAGCCTCAGGTGCTGTACCAGACGCTAAAGCGACTCTCAAATCGTGTTCTTTTTGGTACTCCTGCTTCCACATTTCAACTTCGGTTTTGAGCTTCTTTACCTCAGCTTCACGGGCTTCCTTTACATTTGTAATACGCTCCAACTCTCTTTTATACCAATCTTCCCTGTCTTTAAAATCAGACTTCATCTGAACCTCCTTAGGAGTCACAAAGGCAGGTTGCTTTCCGTACTCGTACATTTCCGGTAACCCCAGTTTTAAAACTTCGGCACCAAAGTCATCTTCAACCTCGGCAACGCCGTTCACGAACTGTACTTTCTGACCATTAATGTTTACAACTTTTGTTCCGGTTTTTCTTGAATAAAGTTTCATAATCTTTTATGTTTTTAATTAAACAAAAACAGAGCAGGGTATCCACCCCACCCTGTTTCTTACCAATTATACGGTTTATAACCTTACACAGTTGGCATCCCGATTCTACCAATGTTGACGATACGAGCAATTTTACCCGGCATATACTCAACCGGAGTTCCGTAATTAAGGACAGAGAAAGAACGTCTCGGACCAACAATAGCGTAATCCAGTTTCATCGTACCACCGAGTTCCAGGTACTCAATCATTTCACTTCCGTTAAAATAAACCAAAGCTGATTTGGTTCCGGCAATCCAACGGTTACGATCGTGGATTGTTCCCGGCTCAGCACCGTCCCAACCAGCAGCCATTTCTGTACGGCTTACTTCGAAAATCGGATAAAAGTCAGCAACATCTTTGCTCATCGGGTTCACTTCTGTACGATAGATCACGTAACAGGTTTCCGGATATGCTGAAGAATTTGCAGCGGAAAATTTTAAAGTTACAGACTGAGTTGCCCCAACTGCCTGATCGGCATCGGTCAACAAAGTCGGCTCTGATTCTCCATAACGGTTTTTGGCAGTAACGGCGTACAGGTAGTTTCCTGCATGCTCAGTTCCAAACTGGCCTTTCGGATCAACGGCAACAGTAACAGGAGAAGTTGTGTCCTTAACAGGAGCGTTCGGTGCTTTGTCAGAAGTTTTGCCCCGGCTCAATTTAATAGGAGCATTCCAGTCAAAGAATTTGTCAGCTTTAATAGCAACTTTACCAAATTGGGTAGTGATATTGTTCACAGACTGACCCATAGTTGCCCCGGTAACTCCACCTTCCATTCCAACAATCACACGTTTTGACTCGTGGAAGAGTTTCACATAGTTATTGAATACGATAGGAGAAGAAACGATACGGTCAATCAAACCGTTTCGGTCATTTACAACGGCTTGTGCTGCATCTTCAACCAAAGCATCATTCAGAACATGACCGTTTGCATTCAATACGGCAACGTCTCCGAAATAAGCATCCAAAACCTGTTCTGAAGTTTTACCCAGCATTCCACCAGTGATATCGTTGATACCCTCAACGTGCTGAGCAAACACACCGTCAAACTCTTCCGGAACTTTCGCTGAATTTGCATCGATAACCTTTTTGTCCAGGATAGTCTGTAACAGGATAGTCTTGTTTTCAACTTCCTTAGTGTACAAACTGCCAACAACCGTACGAACGATCATACCGGGGTGAGTTACCTGACCAGTTACACCCGTAAATTTCACAACGATAGATTTACGTCTGTAAACAGAGTCGGTTTCAGTCGGGGTTTCACCTTCCTGGTTGAAAATACCTACTTCCTGACCGTATTTATACAACTGGTTGTATTGGTGAACAGTGTTCTCAATTTTCTGACGATTAAGTTCATTCCAGAATACCAACTGATCCAAACGGTTTTCCAGGTTTTTTAACACGTAATCCAAAGATTCCGGTTTCAAACCACCACCATTATTGAGCTGGTTGTCGTACTGCATACCAGTCATCAAGCCAGCTTCCATCGCCTTCAGAAGTTCATCTGAGGACATACTTTCGAACGGGCTAGCATTCTCCGTCCCACTGTAATTAAATAAGTCCATTGTATTGTATTATTTTATAGTTTATCACAAAATTATTTTACCAAACGAACACCTTTCTTTTCAAAGAAATACTTTGCCGCAGGCTCGCCAATAGCTCCCTCAACCGGGTCCATTACGTAGGCAGTGGTATTCATCCTCAAAGATTTCTGAATCTCGGGATCAGCCTCTTCCTCAATTGATTTCAGAATCAATTCTCTCACAACTGCCCGGTCACGGGTAACGCTCAGTGCCATCTTTCCGTTTTCGTCTTTTGCACCCCCGCCGTTCTCAATGCTTTTCTGAATCAAAGCCTTATTCAAGTCCGCACCTTTAAAAGAAGGAGCCTTGTCTCCAAAAGCTACAATTGCCTGACGCATACCGTCCAAAGATTTTTCAATCTTATCCAAAATAGGTTCGAAAGCTCTTTCGATAGCAACCGGAATTGATTTCAGAAATTCTTCATTTTTGTCGTCTACCTGCCCCAAAATGTCATTACTCAAAGACTTCATCAAATCGTCAATACCTAAAGATTTTGCCAACTGTTCTTTGTCGTCTCCGTCGCAATGTTTTCCTTTTTTGAAATCTTTTTCACGGGCATCTTCAGCATCCTTAGCCTCACCTTCTTCGTCGTCTTCCTTCTTACGTTTCTTTGTACCTTTATCGGCACGCTTTTCATCATCGTCGTCCCCATCGCCTTCTCCATGGTCATCGGGACCATATTGGGTCGACTTTTCAATAGTCACTGCTCCGGATTTAATCCAACCAGCAACCACATCTTCGCTAAAGCCACTGTCAAGCAATGACTTCACGAGTTCGTCGTTTTTCTGTTCATCTGTCAATTCAAACATAATCGTTCAATTTTTCTGGTTTAAAATTATTACAAAATTTCTTTTCATAAAAATGAGTCGTCAAATACGTTCTTCTCGTATGTTAAAATTAGCATCTATTACAATGCGTTTATTTCCTACGATTTGTTCGTACATGACGCTTTTTGAAAGATTACCAAGCGAAACTCCATCTGTAGGAATAAAGTCCTGGCTTTGTATACCTTTCACGAAATCAATATACGAATTGAAATTTACCGGAGTAAAAGTCAGTGCTATATTGTTTATAACAGCTTTTGTGATATGTTTTTCGTTCTTAGGGTCTCTTTCTAATGCTCTTCCTTCAATAGACATACCGGGTTTACGCGATGAACCACTTTCACGCATTTCAATAGCTTTGTCCCAAAAAGCTCGAGCTTCGGGCGACTCAGACCAGAGTCGTCCCTTCACCCAAAACTTATTGTTTATGATTTTCCCATCAATAGGTTCACCAATCCAAAACCTACTTTTCAGTTCTTTTGCCCGTGTTGTCAAATGATCAAGATTAAACAAGCCATGACGCAAAAAGTAATCAATCTGGAAACCGTTCGGTTCCATAGAGTCTCCCTGATAATCTTTACTATCATCACTTGCTATCCCCTCAAACACCATATCCTCATACCTACGTTCGTCACCACGTGGATATTCAGCAGCCCTTGATTTCTCTAAATCCATGGGCAACCAAAAATTAAAATTGTTTGAGGTCAAATCATTCATCTTCTTAAATTTTTGACAAAATTACAAATCATTTCAGAAATCCACAAATACGGGATCACCGACATAATCAGTTCCGTTCTCGTTTACAGACATAAATTCTTCGTGAGGTGTCTTGACGGAAATTGACCCAGCTAACAGACCAAACTTCATTTTCTCGAGCAACTGTTCCATGTTTACATCATCCCCCGAATATATTACTTCAACCTGAGTCAGCCGATTGTTTTCCGGTGGGGTTTGATAATTCACCTCATACACCTGTACGGGGGAAGCAAAAGTAAAATCATCAACAACCTTCACTTGGTTATGACCGCTGATAGCTTTCATAATTTTATCTATGCAACGTTGAGGATCACGGGCTTTAAACAAAACTCTTCTTTTCAGAGGCTCTTTTGTTTCACCATCCATAGATTCAGGCATTAAGGGCTCTTCATCTTCAGTGTCCATTGCTTTCTTTAAACAAGACCTGAAACTTGTTACAAACACTTCGGGAGACATTCTACCTTCCTCTACTGCCTTCATTAGAGGCTCTATGGCTGTAATTTCATGTGGCTTCAGCAACAGATTCATTGCAATAGCACCTTGGTCAAAAATAAACGGTTTGATCTTCATTTCCGGAACCTCTATCCACTCTGAAAAACAATGTTCAGAAGCATCAACAGTTACAGGTTGATTCGTATCGACCATAACCTCGAAATACTTAATATGAGCATCATCTGTTTTGTGTTCCCCCAATTCTACAATTCCTTTACCAGGTATAGGATCGAGGTTCGTTTCTTCCTTCAATTCACGTAGAGCAGCCGTCTGAAAATCTTCTCCCGGATCAACATGCCCACCCGGTAAGCAAACCATTCCAGTTGGGACAAATCCATCAACGCGGTGAAGAATTAAAATTCGCCCATCAGCACCTCGTGCAATCACATCAGCATATTTCGTAGGCTCACCCGACAGTGACTTCACTATGTCAAAGTATGCTTGTTTTTTAAGTCTACCATGACGATAATATTCCGTCGCGTCATCAATAGTGTCGATGTTGTGAATGGCTTCTGCTATTTCATCATCTGAACGCAAACGCTCAATAGACTTCACAATACGATCACGATCGTTCATCGCCTTAGCCACTTCCTTTTGGTGACTTTTCAAGAAGTCATTATACCTCGAAAACACTTCTCCTCGTCGTTCATCTGGTAACGAGTCAACATCGTCAATGATTGATTTCTGTATCATAAACCTGTCTGACAACTGTTTCCCTATTGCATTCATTGAAGAAAGTTGTCGTTTCAGTTCCCGATATTCAGAAATTTTTTCCTGGGCTGTCTGTAACCCCAAAATTTTTCTTAGATTCATGATTATCATTTTTATACAGTATATTCTCTTTCTCCAATAGTTATCTTTACCTTTCCTTTTCGCTCCACTTGACGCTGGTAATTTTTAGGAGGAACAAATTGATGAGTTTCATCGTCCCATTCGTACCCCGGTGGGAGTTCTCTTAAATCGCATCGACAATTGTGAACAACCACTCCATCAGCAATATAGCTTTCGTCCTCTTCAACCGCAAAATTAAATAAGTATTTCGAAAAAATATTTACTTTTTCTATTTTAGTTATTTTTGCTTCAATACCATGAAATTTCCCTGAATGATTTTTAAATAAAAGTTTTAGTTTTTCGAAAACTTTTTCCCCATGTTCACGAATTTCTGTTTCTGAAAATCTAAAAGTTTCATATCCATATTCGCGTTTTAAATCACAATCACGCGTGGAATCGTATTCTTTTTTATCTCTGTGCCATTTAGTCCCATCAGCTTCTAAAATAATATTGAATTTAGGAATTAAAATATCTGGGAAATATCCCCGTACTTTATTCTCAAACTTCCCATTATTAGGAATAAACTTATTAAGTTCATATTCAATTCCAAGCTTCTTTAAAAAGAATGACAGTTTCTTTTCTATAAAGGTTCTACCTTTTCCATTAGTTGAATTTGCCTTACTTCTACTTTCTAATAACCATTCGTATCCAGGTCTATTTTCTTTTACCTTTTTTCGAGCATTTAATGTCAATTTCTGTCTGTCTTCTTTTGACATATTTTTATACCTATTCTTCATTTGCTTCGAAGCTAATTTCGAATTATGCTCTCTTATCCAAGGATATTTTTCAAATTGTTCTTTTGCTGATTTACTATTAGTGCAAAAACCACAAATATCAAGATTATTATTCCTAATAGGAAGGACTTGAATTAATTTTCCACAAGATTCACACTCAACCCCCTTTATCTCTAATTTATCTCCCACATTAGCAAATTGAATCTCTTTCCATTCACCATTCAATAAAACAGGATGATTTCCTGTAATTTTATTTAGTACTTTTGTTGTTCTTTGCCCGTATCGTGTTAAAACCTCAAATTCAACATTATATATTTCTTCATTTCCAGATACTTTCCTTTTATAAGTTTCCAAAACCCTACGAAATCTATTCTTATGAGTAAGAACTAAATCTCCACATTTAATTTCAGAAATATTTTTCCATCCATTAATAGTAAATATCTTAGTCGCTGGAGAATTAAAACAGAATGGATGTACCGGATGAATTGTCGGTTTCCAATCCTTTGCTTTCACCCCATAATTTGTTCCGTTAGCCAATAAGTCCAACAGGTTAAAGACTCGTGGCTTACTTCCTATCCCACCTGTTAAATAAAGGCGAATACAATGTCTGCAAGCTCCAGGATATACGTCAAAATAAACTTTAGGATCAGGGTCATTAGACATAATGAATTGGGCACGTCCTAAATTAAACACATCCTGACATTCTGTCTCAACTATTCTCCCCCAATCGCGCCCCCAATCGTTCATCTGATGAGCAATATTAGAAGTAATTTTCTTTACTGCCCGACGTTCAAAAGTCCCATCTAAAATCTCATCGTGTAAAGTCTTTTCAGCTTTAGCTGCTTCCGTGGCTGCCAAAAAATTCAACTCCTCCGAAGCTATCGACGCACGAACATCATTTTTTAGCCTTTCCCCAAGACCCTTGATATGTGTATAAGTCTTATTTGCAGCAACTCTATAAAACTCCATTTCGGGCGTTTTGGGGGCAAAAGCTCCCATATTAGCCAAAAATTTAGTAAACTCAGAGTAAGTCATCCGGGAACTCCCTTTCGTCCCAATAGCAGCCGAAACGCGACCAAATAAAAAGGCCTGCAAATGTGACGGAAACTTCGGAATCAACTTTACTAAATCTACTCCTCGTTTCTTTAACAAATCGATATCGTCACGTGTCAGGTAATCCTTACCCAACGTTTCTGCAACTAACTTTGCAATGGTAAAGTCAACATTCGACAGAATCCTTTGTATTTCGACTGCTGTAAACAACATTATTTTTTCTTCTCTTTTACAATGTCTACCATAGTTTTTACTAAGTTCTCAAACAACTCTACAGCGTGAAAAGATTTCTTAGCCTGAGACTCGTATTGACCCTGAATTCGAGGGTATCTAACTGGATCTACATGGTGTTTTATCTGCGGAACTTTTGGAACGGTAACATTCATTATTTCTTTGATAATTGGTTATCTATAAATTCAAACGCTTTTCCTAAGATAGGATTATCCGCCGACTTAGCAAGCATTGAATCAAATTCTTTATCACCCGTGCTAGTGTCTTCACCACCCTCTTCATCAGCAACCTGATTCATGAAATCCCCTCCCATCATTTTTGCGTTTTGAGCTTGCTGATAAACCGAATTAAGAATTGTGTCCTTATCCGGGTTGAATTTTCTTCCAGAGTACTTCTCAAAAGCATCCTCAAGTGAAATAAAGCCGTTTTGAATCTTTTTCACGTCTAAATCTACCTGAGCTGCTTCATCCTCGATTTCTATCCCTGTAAACACAAATTCAAGTCTCTCATCGATTTCACTGATAATATACTTGTTCAAAATGTTTTGATAAAAAATCAATAGTGGGGTCAGTCCTTTTTGCTTTGAGTGATCTAGCCGTTCCTTTTGACCATCCTGACCAAACACGCGAGCAGCATCCTGAAACTGAAAGCCTAATTCCGAAGGGTCCATACGGTATACACTACAAACCAAAACCATCAAGAACTTAATCCACTCCGTAAATTCCATATCCCGATTCGTCTGCTGTAAATCAATCCATTCAAGATCGATTCCTTGTACGACCGGAATCTTATGAGAGTTGTACACGGTACTCATCGTTTGCTTCCAATCCTGACGAAATTCGTTCAAAGTACCTTGGTCAATATTCCCATTCTTTACGTTAATAAAACCTTTCGGCTGGCTACCTTGCTTAAAAAAGTTTCCATTGTACTGCATACCCCAAAGTACCCACGTCACAATCTCCAACAGTGTTTCCAGCTCACTACACCCATACCCGTTACGCAACACATTAGAAGATTTGTTTCTTATCCCATACCCCAGCTCCCAAGGGTAAAAAGCAATAAACTCATCGGTTACAGGATGCCTGATAATCTGACCATCCCACACCATAGCATACCGGGGCAAATACCCATGCCACCTGAATTGTTCGAACATCTGAACATGACGAGGATCGTTTGTATCCAACTGGCGTACCAACGCCCCATCAACGGCTCGAAATTTCTTTAAATCAAAATTTCTGGCTCGCACCACTTCAAAGCATAATTGGTCCAGGCGCAAAGAATCGTTTAATACTTTACGAGTAAACTCCTGAAAGCTATCCTCACAATCCCACTTCTCATTCTCGCCACCCTCTTCCAAAAATTTTACAATATACTCGACCTTTTTCATATCTTCTTTAGATAATTCCTGCTTTGAAGCATCTTCTCCTAAAGAAGTCGGGCTTTGTTTGTAACGAATTTTGTATCCAGGCTTCTGATCGTCATTACTGTACTTTAGGAAATTTTGAACCTGCTCAATTCGTGTGTTAATAACAGCTTTAATGATAAAGATATCCCCCATACGATTCAACGTATTAAAGGACACCCCATTATTAGGATCGCGATAACCCTTTCCAGTAAACCCTATTTCACTAGGATTCCACAAAACGGATTTAATATCTGGCTGAGGAAGTTTTCGCCCATGTTTTTGCTGCTCAGCCAAAAATGCCTGTGCTTTCATGACTTCCTCAAAGGACTCAGACTGTAACGATTTTTGGATTCGATTACGTAAGGCAATCGGAGCTGCCTGAGCCATAATTTGGAGATCATGAAGAGACAGTCCGTCAAGACTATCCATGGGAGCCAGGTTATTGGCTCCCATTGAATTATTTTGCTGTGGACGTCTTCTCCGACTCATATTAAATCGTTCCAGGGGTTACATACTGTTTGGCAGCATAAATTCTGCCACCGTACAAACACTGAACAGTGAACCAAGTTACCTTCTCAGGCTCAAGGATACCTAAATCCTTCACAATGTCAAACATCAGGTAAGATTTAGCCTTGGTAGTGAGAACTGTTGGGTTTTCCGGATTAACCGTTCCAACGCTTTCTGGGGCATTACGGAGTTCAAGTGGGGTTTCATCCGCAAATACCTGCACAGACATAGAAGTTTCAGCATCTCCTGTACGGTTAAATATGGCGACCAACCAAGGTAACGAATCCTTAGAAGCCTCGTAATCGTACGTTTCGCGATACGAAGCCGGAACAACAGCGTTGTATGTTGCTTCGTCGTAAGCAACCCCCAGACTCAGCCCAGAAACTTCACCCACAAAAGCTGGCTCTCCGGAAGTAAAATCAACCGATTCGTTTACAATCAGTTTATTTCCTTCATAACATTCTACTTTACATTCGCAGCGTTTAGCTGCATTCAACATTTCAGCTATATTCACTTCATCCCCCATTTTAAATGCTAATCCGGAGTGAACCAATCCCCCGTAATTTTCCCCGATAACGCCCGTTACCATAAAGTTATTGATGGTTCCTAAGCCATCAGTTTCAACTGTTACGAGCTCGGCTCCTTTTGAATAAACATATTTTTTCATGTCATTTTAATTAAATTCTTAATTCCAATAATTCAGATACAAATATACAAATAAGAGAGGCATAAATAAACTAATTTATCAACCTCATAAGTTATTTATCTTAGATGCCCTGTTAAAAAGATAATTATTTGATTCATACCATTCTGGATTTAATTCCCCATTTTCTAACCTATACCCATTATCACCATAAATATCATTTATGATTTTATATACTTTTTTAAGAACAGCTCGTCTTTTTGATGACGATTTTAGGGAACTATTTACTTTCAAATCGTCATCAGATATATTCATTACCATAGATTTTTCTTTCGAATTTTCTTGACTTTTTGGTTTTTCCGTCTTTTTAGTCTCGTTACCTCGTTTTTGTAACTCTCCCTTAACTTTCATAATGTTGTACAGGTCTTCGGCGCGTTGAGACTTAGAAGAGGAATCAAAACTGTCATTAAACTTCTTCACCAACCCGGCTTCCATCTTCTTAAGATCAGCATCAGAAATCTTTCCAGCATCCTTCCACTGACTGTCAATCTTCTCACGACGTTTCCCTGACAGGTATTTCTTAAGATTCACCTTTCCACTATTAGGAAGATCGTCGAACTTTACACGGGTAAAGGGTTCTTTTTCTTCAGCCTTTCCATCACCTGCTTCAGACGCTTTATCCTCGATAAGATTCAAAACAGTTTCTTTTTGATTCTTACTCAAAACCCCGATACCTTCCTTTATATCTTTTATTTCATTATCTTTGTAGCCACTTTGGTACTTTCCGGATAATGTAACGGTGGGTCTTCCGTTCTTCATAGAAACTATCATCTTATCATAAGAAAATAAAGAACCATTCCCCATCCCAGGGGTTCTAATAAAAGAATCTTTCAACGAAAATTCCTTAGTTTCACCGTCCTTAACATTCAATTTTTCTGCTATCTCTTTAGAAGAGAAGTCTTTTAAATTATCGGCAAAACCTGTACTTTCGTATTTGTATGGAGTAAGCCCAAGATACTTAGCGTATCCAAGTGCTGATAGTTCCTTTCGGAATTTTTCTTTAAACTTTTTGTTTCCCATAACCTGTTTAGCAACTTCCTTCCCAACTAAATCATCTTTAGTTGTTCCATGATCACTAAGTGTGCTATATGTCAAAGCCAAGGCTGGATTTTCAAGAAATTTGTTTTTGAAATCACTTCTCAAATCACTTCCATTTCCAACAGGAATAGCTCCATCTTTTATGGCTTCATCAATTTTCTTGTTTTTCTGAGCAGTTCTTTTCCTAGAAGCTTCATTCACCTTCTCATAATCCGAATCGGTCTTCTCTTTCTTTTCTGAAGCTTTATCACGAACCGATTCTTTTCTTTCTTCCCCTTTTGCAGAATCCAACTTGCTCTGTAAGGTTTCCAAAGCACGATTGTAACGGACTTCTCCACCTTGCTCAACGAAAATATGTTTGTTTTTCTTCATTTGCTCTATCTTAGATTCAAGAGCCTGAATAATACGAGAATTGTCGTCTTTCTTTTCAGACGACTTCTCATCTTCCTTTTCTCCCCCTTTATTTCCATACTCTTGACCTACACGGTGTAATCTCCTGTTTTTAGAGTTATCCTCATAACGTCCAGTACGGGCTTTATTAAGATCAAAAATAATCCTATTTTCTATTAAGTTTCCCATGATTTAATTGTTTAAGTTTGACACTACAAATATAAACTCATTTGTTAGACTTCAAATGAATATCCGTAATTTATTCGAATTATTTCCAATCTTTAGGTAACAAATCCGTTTCACCTAATTCACGTGCCCTTTTCTTAATCCAACGCCTCGCAGCAGCAGGGTCTTTAGCGCGTCCAACGCTACGTATAGCGTCCTTTAAATCCTGGGTATTACGAATGGGAAAAGATCCATCAGACATCGCCTCGTCTTCTTTAGCTAACTTCTTACGTTCGCCTTCAGAGAAGTAGTGTTTATTTACTGATTTCATTATCAAATCTTGCATGGGTCAGTCTTTTTTGCGTTTTTCAGATTCCTCATGTAATTTCTCGTCCCCTTTAATTCCGCCCTCACGTTCTTTGAGTTTGCGCTCACGCTTCTTCACCTCGTCTTTATCCTCATACTCTTCGTAACTGGGGTGTTTAGCGTCTTCATGAAGTTTCTCATCACCCTTTACACCACCCAAGCGTTCTTTTGTCTTTTCTTCACGTTCGTGAACGGCTTGTTTGCTTTCGTAACTTTTAGCAAAAGGTTCACCAACGCGTCCCAATTTCTGATTTGCAGGGGTATCAGCGTAGTGACCTGTTTGGAGGGCTTTCATCAACTCCTCATCAGCTCCATTCACAAATAAAGATTTCATAAAATCGGAAGAAGGGGAATAGGCTTCACCTACTCGTTTCAAACGTCGATTTTCGGGGGTGTCAAGATATACACCTTCAAGACCTTTCATCAATACACCGTTTTCAGATTTTTCCCAAGCCACCTGCTCTTTACGAAAGTAGCGAACTACATCTTCACCGTTTTCGTCAGAAACGACAGCCTTCTGAAGATACATCATATCAGTAGTGAAAACATCTTTCTCTTCCTGGGATAAACGACCAGCCCGGCTCTTCATAAGGTTTTCACGAGCGTAATCAGCGATTTCTTCTTTGGTAAAAACTTCATATCCATTTGCGGCAGCTACTGCTTCAAATTGTGACAAAGGAACTCTCTTTTGATTTTTAGTGTCCATAGCAATCTTCTTTTAAATTTTTCTGGGAGTAAAATTACAAATTTACTCTAATCATTTAAAGAACGAAATCTTCAGGAACTAATTTTGGGCTTGAGGGAGAGCCGGAGCTCTCCACTGCCCTCACTGTAAAAATACACAAAAACAAACCTAAATGAAACAACTCTAAACAAACCTAAATGCCTTTACAGAAAATACGCAGGACGAATCCCATCTAAATTATGGCTGATAATTGTAAAACGTTTGTGATTGTAATACGGGGTGATTAGGGAACAGGTTTCTCTTTTCTTAATTCTCCTAATAAAATTTTGAGGACGGCTCGTCCGTCCTCTCGTATTACGAAGTATTACTCTATTAAGAAAATTTTAAATATAATTTTCGTGTTATTATGAACGTAGTGAATAATAACTAATAGAGTAATACGAAGTATTACAATAAACTCAATTCATAATATACCATTACTTTATAAGGGGGCGAAATTCCGGATGTTCTCTCCTAAATATAGAAACATAAACACCCCCCAGCGGCGCCGATAAACACCCCCCAGCGGGCGTCTTGACAAATTTAGTTATGTCCACCCTACATTTGATTATTGAGGTGTTTATTGTGGGGTTAAATTAAATTTATTATTTTTGTGTCGTAAAATTATAAACTATGGATTCAGTAAAAATTGATGGGATTGAACCTCATGTGTTCATAACATGCAGCCGAAGATATGACGATTTTGAAGAAAATATCTTTTCGCTTACTTGGGGAAAATTGTTTAAGAGTATGCAAACAGATATAAATGCATTTGAAAAACCTTTAAAGGAAATTTGTAGCGAGTTATCTTTTACTGATAAAGATAACGAACCTTACATTGAGTTTCGATCGTCAGATTTATCTAAAATGGGGTATGCATGGGTTTTTAAGAAATTCGAAAACATACAAGAAAAAAGATTAGTTTTGTCAAATGATGCAGATTCTACTAAAATCAGTTTTCCGCTGTTTTCTTCTATTGAAGATAAAGCTCCGTTCATACGATGCTATTTTTCAGCAATATCATTGAGATATCTTCTATATTTTGGAATTGGTGTTGGAGGTTGTTTTTTCAATGTTTTAGCTTCTTTACATATGAGAACGGCTCTTCGTCAGAGACTATATAGATTGGTATGTTCCAATAGAACAAAAAAAGAATTTACCCTGAAAATAAGCACTTTTAAAAGTAACTTTAATGTTCCAGACTATGATTTCTTTAAACTGAAAGAAAAAATCTTGAACCCATTTGTAGAAAAGTTGGCTGAAAATCCATATGATTCTATTATCATATCTTATGAACCCGTATATGAACAAAAACGAGTTGGAAGGCCAAAAGTAATTTCAATCAAATTCAAAATTCTTAAAAAGAATGAAAAAAGAAAATAACCAGGAATTGAAAGTAATGAATTTACATACTTTCAACAATCACAATCCTTTACCTCAAATTGAGGTTGATTTTGAAAAAATTTGGATCTTTTCCAGTAAAGAAACCAAGGGGATGCTGGTCTATGAAAGCCTTGTTGAAGCATTTGGATTTGAAGATCCTTTTTGGATTTCACTTGAAAATGGTCATAAAACTTATCAATTACCGCAAAAAGTTCTTTTTGAAAAGAACAATGAAGAAACGACGAAATTCATAAACAAATTTTGCGGAAAATTGATTCATTTGGTATATTTAGATTCCATTGAAGATTTTATTTCTTTTAAACTTGAAAATGTAAAAAAAATAAAAGAAGATGAAGTGAATAAACTAAATTTTCAGTTAAATGCCTATTTTGCTTCGTTGTGTATATTACACTTTTTTGATGGATTTGCAAAGAATCCTTTGTTAAATGGTTTTAATCAAATTTATTATGAAAACCATTGAATCTAAAATAATCACCCTGGAAGCGGAAATTGACCGCCTCAAAAAGGAAATATTGTTTAAAGACAGACACATCCGTGAGCTTGAAAGAGAAATTAATGATTATATTGTCAGAGAAAAACACCTGATGAAAGAGATTAATGACCTTACACCTGAAGATACCCCCGGTGGAAGGCCTCAAAAATTACATTTAAGTCCTCAAACGGGCTCTTTAGAGGAATTTCTTAACCCTAAACTACCTACTACCTCACCATTAAAAAATGATGGCTCTAATGGTCTAGAAGAGGAGTGGGAAGATTTCATGTACGCTTATACCGATGATATCTTTGTAGAAGCTGACACTCCAGACGTTTTACTGTATCGTGACGATGAAGAACGGTGTTATAAGTCAATGACGGGGAGAACATGCTTGCCGTTCCCTGTTAAACAATCCGATTTGGACTTTTACAACCTTGTCAAGGTACGTCCCGTGACACCCCCCGAACTCGAGAAAATTTGTAAGGATTACGAATTGTAATTTTGTGCTATAATTAAATCTGAATCAATATGGAAAAATTTAAGACAAACCAGAATGAAACGTTGAAAGTTCAGACTCAACGTCGACGCTTTCCTCTTGTAATTTACAACTCCATTATTCCTTTCAAGGGGTTTATGGCGATGATGACAATCTTCATTTTATGGATCAGAAAGGAATACAAGAATCACCAGGCTCTTGACGATTCCTTCTATCGCCATGAAACAATTCACGCCTACCAACAGACTGAAATCTGGCTTACATCGATCATTCTAATGATAGCCGGGTGCTGGCTTCTTAATGTATCCTGGTGGTGGCTTTTGGGTACTCCTGTTATACCTTTTATCGTTTATGTGTTATGTTGGCTTATTGAGATCGCTCTCCCTCCTTACGACAAGGCTTATAAGAATATTTGTTTCGAGACGGAAGCTATCTATAACGAAGCTAATCCCAATTATCTTAAAAAGAGAAAACTGTTTCAGTTCCGCTTCCTGAAATACATTTCAAACAAGCGTTACCCGGCTCTTACTGCCTGCGAACGTCGCCGACGTAATCAAGTATTTAAACAATAAATTTTGTAAATTAGGGCTTCTAAACAATGGTTCATTGTTTCGGTTGGTCTTGATAAGCCCGGTTTTTATACCGGGCTTTTCTTATAGTACTGATATACATCTTTACACGATCCATTTAAATTATGGTAACTATATACATCCTTACAGTCCATTATAATAATTAATTATTTGATTTATATATAATTATAATGGAATATATATAGTTTTGAGAGAAGCGGATTTCAGGGTAAAAATTGAAATTGATGATACATAAAAAAGGAAAGCCGGGCGTCACCCCGGCTCAAACACGTCAAACAATAAACCTAACCTTTCACTCGGATCTATTTAGTTTTCGACTCCAAAAGAGAATTTATTGCTTTTTAAGCAATAGGTCAAATCTGTCATATATTGCTCTCCAATTCTTTTCGACAAATTGACACAATTTAACGAAATTGTTTTCTTGTAAATCTACACGGTTATATACGCCTGTTTTAACATTAGGGTTATAAATCTTTAGGAAAATTCCGAACTCATTTATAAATCCTACTTCCTGCCCCCTACAGACCAGTGAAGCATAATTTTTACCACTTTTGCCGTATTCCTCTTTAATGTTTGTCTTAATGATTGTTAGTTCCATAACGAAATTATTTTTGTACTAATATAAATACCTTACTCATTTTGGTTAGGTAAAATTGTTTGTGAGTTTATGACTTTCATTGTTATTTGTTTGACTGATACAAATGTATATAATCAAAACGAAATACCAATGAAAAAGCCCGAAAATTATGGTACTAATATACATCTTTACACTAGGTACTGACTTTTCTCCTAAAATATTTCGTTTAACATTTTATTTACAGAAAGGAGGTAATCTTGCTCCCGAAGAAGCCGAGAAACTTACTTGTTATACGTCGAAGTCAAAGTCTCGGTTCGAAATTCGACAAAAATTTCCATCAGGAGCTACGCACACCACTTCTACATGTTCTGTTTCATAGAAAACAGTTACAATGGGAAGTATGGTTTCCTCCTTCACAATAAATGTTCCAGTTTTATCTCCATTCAGCCCTGAAAATGTCGTTACAGTTACCGCTGGAAAACGTTCTTTTACACCTCCGAATGGTCCAAAATCAGCCCTTAGAGGATATGGTTTAAACGTTAACATCTCGAGAGGTGAAATATGAATGAGTTTAAACCTGAGATAAGCATTGAGCAACTGATCCTCAGTCAGTTTTTGATTTATTCCATAGCGTTCAGACGCTCTGTTACGAATAACTTGACGTTCCCCAACGGTTAATTCTTCGAAGTCTTTTTCTAAAATTTCGATCAGCCGTATCATTTTTGAATATTCTTTTTCACTTCTTAGGCTCATAACAGCGAATTTTACGGAGTGTATTTACTAAAGCGAACATATTATATCCCCATTGCTGTACAGGGAACACCTCACTCGGATTTGAGTGCTCTACATAGCTTCCGGGTGTACCTTGTAAAAGTTTTACATCGTAAAGCCATGTATCACCATACTTTTTATGCCACACCTTTACACCTAAACCGTTTACGAAGAATTTCATTGCATAAAAACCCTCCGTAGAAGAACGGTGAATGTAATCAGCTTTCTTCGGAAACCATTCCTTAGTTTTTGGGATTTTCATTGATTATATCCATTATTCGTTTGACCTGGCTTTCTGACAAAGCAGGGATATTCAAAGAACCTGTTCCACACTTACGCCACATTACATTGTAATCTACAGAAGGGTTTGTATTGGCTCTGATAATCTGAGCTTCTTCTGATATACCGAATTGAAATAGCCATGTGTTGCGCCCTGGCGCATCGTCAGGAAGTATACGAATCAATTCTTCAGCCTGTTCTACACGATTTTTTCCACGGGCTTCTCTTTCGTCTAACAAAATTATTTTCATGATATTTTAGTTTAAATTCGTTACCCATTCACGTACTTTCTTCCAATAAAAGACGATATTAAGAGACAGCAGTCCTACCAATATCCATTGACCCAGAGGCTCACTTGATTCTATTCCTGTCATAAAAAGAATTAAAGTGACCACTAAATAAATATTTTTAAAGGTGTAACATGTACGAATTCCTAATGCTCCATAGTTTTTCATAAAATCAGAAGCTGTTACTGTATTTGTATAATTCGGATAAGGATTCTTAGAAAAGAAAGTAAATTCCCCTTCACGGTTTATAAGAATAAAACCACATTCGTGGTTATCTGCGGTTTTTAGATAACAATTACGGGGTATATAACCAAATCGCTTAAGCAAGCGTTCGCAGTTGTATAATTCTTTGCAAGTTCCAGTTATAATAATTGGTTTCATATTATTTAGATTTAATCTGTTTGACATGACAAAATTAATCATTAAAATGATAATTACAAAGATTTTTGGTACTAATTTATCACTTTACACAAAACTTTCCTTGTGGCTGCGAAGGAAGCCAAATCACTTTAAAGACTTAAAAGATATGACGAAACAAAAATTCCTAATTTTGTGTTTAATTTGTGTGTGTAATTTTAAAATTTCAACATTATGCAAAAAGCTTTTATAACAGTTACTCCAGATACAGGCCAAAATAATGGAACTTTATCTGTTAATGCTGATAAAAATGAGAATTATGTTAGTAGATATGCTACATTTAAGGTTGAGGGAGAGGGTATTACTAAATCTGTATCAATAGAACAAGATCCTAATCCTTATATTTATATTGATTGTGGATATATATTTTCTAATGCCAATATACAAGAACCTTATAAATTAACTCATGAGGGTGCTATTACAGTTTTGATGTTTGATGTAAAATTTGCTAATTTTATATTAAGCTCAAGTAATCTATTTATTATTAAAAATGTATCTAGCTTACAAGTTGAATTTAATAATCCTGTGATTAGTTCTATAAATATTACTTCTGCTGGTCAGTCTTCAGGTAATATAACTTTAAATGGATTTACTACAGAGGTTGTTCCTAATTCTGAAGATGAAGGTACAGTATTATCTATTATAGATATAACTCCTGCTAAGCTTAATGAAATTGTTGCAAAGATAAATTCTGCGAGTGATGCTTCTACTACTGGGGGTATAAAGATAGCTATATTTATTAAAACAACTGGTACACAAGATAATTTAGTTATACTGATTAATGTAATTTAATATTATATGAAAAAATCTTTTATTACTGTAAGTCCTGATTCGGGATAAAATGATAATATATTAAATATTGTTTGTGATAAAACGACTTTATCTACGAAAAGAACAGAAGTTCTAAATGTTACTGAGGGGATATAAACAATAAGATCCGGTTGGAATTACCGGATCTTATTGTTTATATTAAGCTGTAGGTAAAACAACAGGAACATTTTCAATGCTACCGTTTAATTCATTAATTTCTAGAATTTTCATCCAATTATTTTTATAAACTTTCGAAATTTCACTTTCTAAAGAAAGTAACGACAAACTACATAACGGGGTTATTCCATTTTCTTTAGGAACTGCTAATTTTACCACGTTATTTGATTTAATCAAAACGTGTAGTATAAAAAATTCAAACTTATTTATATCTGAATAGGTTTGAAATTTATTAAGATGCTCATCAGTATAAGTAAACTCTTTTTCTTTGTAAAATGCGTCAAAAAATTCGTATTGTAAAATGCCAACAGAACATTCACCATAAATCATTTTACGAATTTTATTTTTCAAAAATTCCTTCTGTGTTACTACAGAGTATTTATAGTCGGTAGCGACATTTACATTATATAAAAATCGTTTATCTTCATAGGAAACAACTGCCTTCACGGTACAAAGTGCCGGACAGCTATCAGCCTTTTCTTTCTGAATCTTTTGAATGGTATAACCGGGAAAAGGACAATCATCAAAAGGACGTATGTCATCGTCAAATTCCGGGTCGCTCAACAGTCCTATTGCACTTGAAATTGTTCCGTCTGATTGTTCTATTCCAGGAATCCATGTTGTTATTCCTTTTGGAATGGTTTCATCTATAGGTTCTATACGGCACCATACTCGGCGTCCATTGTCCGGCTTGTAAGTACCATCAGTAAGAATTTCATCCGTTGACGTAAAACAGTACGAAGGGAACTGTTCGAGCATTGAATGTGCGTAGAAAGGTTTACCCTGAATTTTCTGATCTTTGAAGAAAGACAAAATCGTTTCGTACATGCTATCAGCATCGGTTTCGGGCGTTACTTCTACTGGAATGATAACTGAGTATACATTGCCTCCAGTCTCGTTCATTCTTTTGTAATCAAATCTGTAATTTACTTTCATATCGATTGGTCTTTTAATAATAATTAAATAACGATAGTATATACGGGTTGATCGTATAAAGTTATCTTTCCTGGGACTAATTTTTTCTGATTTTGATCAATAACCTGAAAATATACCGGGGTCATCCGGTCTTCAGGAACATGTTTAGTTCTTTCTGAAAATACTTCCAAGGCATTCAAAAGGGTAACAACTGAATATTGAACCATTTCAGCTTCCTCTCTTGTGGAATAACTACGGGAAATAATAGGATCAATGTTTGAACCGTTCAGAGAAAAGAAATAAAACTTTTTTCTCTTTTTATCTTCAGTTCTCTCTAATTCTGAAACTGGTCCAACTGTTTCTATCAAAGCAATGTTGATAGCTTTCTTACATTCTGCTCCGTTATCAATAAAAACTAACATAATATTAAGATTTTAATTTGTAAATCAACGATTCAACACCTGTACAGGCACAATAGAGGTCGTGACAAGTGTAACACAATTCTATTTCTCTTCTTTTTATAAAAACGGTTACCGGATATTTATCGTTCTGTAAAGCACATCTACACGGGGGTATTTCGAAATCTTCACGCTTCGTAGCCTGATTGAACGCACAGCCCCAACAACCCATCTGCAAACCTTTTTCACGTAGTTCTGGAACTACCTCATACTTTACTCCTCGAACCTTTATTATTTGTCCTATATGAATTCGTAAATCGGTTCTTTTAGACTGACAAACAAATTTGTAAGGCTTACGACGAACACCTCTTTTCATGGCTTTATAGAAAAATTAATCAATTTGATATATACATAAATTTTCCTGACGAAATGTTTCCAAAGTACTGTTTATTCTTAAAATTATATTCGAGTACTTAACAATTTGAGGCGAATGCACAGAGTCTACAATAACTACACAAATATTACCTTCTTTATCATTAGAACATTCACACAGTTTTACGTTCAATTTCTTACGTTTCAGAAAACTGTACCACGTCATTAGTCTGTAAAATTTTTCCGGACCCAGTTTTACATAATCCGATGTGTATAGGAAGTGGCTTAAATACCACTTCCTGAACGATCCTAATTTATATGCCTGCTTCATGAGGTTTGTTTGATTGAACGATTGAACGTAAATTTTCAATAGTGTCACACGGTGGATTTGACAGAACTGTCATTTCCACTTCCCGGTTCTCTATTTTCATCATGATATCATACGCCTCAAGAAACTCCTCTTTAAGACGTTTGTCTGTTCTGATTGAATTCAAAATTGTACAATGTACTTTCTTACGGAAATCACGTATCTTAACTTCCAACAGGTACAGTTCCGTCAAGGCTTTCCCTAATTCGTCATCGGGCCTAGTAATTTTCAAAATCTCTTCACCCCACTCATCCCATTGAGGAAGTGGAATATCAGGGAAGTTGATTAACGGATGAATTTCATTTGGAGAACATTCTTTTGGAAAGAACGCTTTGAAAATTCCATTGGGGTACAAAAACAAATTCCTCGTAGATTTAAAGTACCGGGTTTTGTCACAAAAAATCATATAAAGACCCTCTCCCATTATTTCACGGGTTTTGTCTACTAAATGTACTCTGACTTTATACAGCAGGAATTCCTCTTTTTGTTTGAACGTTGAAGAAGCTAGGCTTCTAGCAATTTCATGTGCTTTGTTATCACTGATTCTTGTCATGATTCTTTGTATTACGGAGTGGTTTTATTTGTGCTTTACGCTTTTTCTGAGTAGGACAAGAGGCTTCTTTGGGTTTAACCCAAAGCTGAGGTACGACTGTAATGTCTTTTGCGGGAACTTCTAAGCTCTCCAAAAGCTGTCGTACACCGCTTTCAGGTATGTTCTCAAGTAACTGTCCGTCCCGGCTGATAACATCGCCCGTTGAGACGTTTATGACCTTAAATAGAGGCTCAGGTAATTCCATTTCAATAAACTCTTTTACATCAATGTAATCACATCCAAAGTTTTCAGCAGTTTTTCGATCAGAATCACTATGATCACCCGGTTTTCCAGAAGCATCGCCTATCACTAGACATTCGGTATTTTCAATGTTAATTTTAGTGATGTCTTCAAACTGTTTAAGCATACTGTTCAGCATACCGCAATTAGGCTTGCGGTTCTCGTTCGTAACATCATTTACCACACAGAATTGACCAGCGACTAGGGTGTTCAGCCCGATATATTCCTGAAGAGAAGCGATGACATAGATGAATTTAGGCTCAAACAGTTGCTGTGGAACTATACCGAGTTCGATCCCACCTTGATTACTTGCGATGAGTACGGCTAACGGGTGGAGCTTTTTCAACTGGTCAAAGACAGGAAGATTCAGCTTCATGTCCCAAATTCCAGCCGGAAATTTGTTACCTGTACGAGTAGAAATAAGGGTATCGTCCAAGTCAATAAAAATAACTTTCTTTTTAGTAATGTCCATATCGAAATTTTTAATGTTAATGAAAATTAAACGGTATTAGGAGAAAATGAGTTTCGGGGATTTCTCCCCGATAATTAAAATTCAACAAAAATCAAACGCTTACCTGTTTTACGGTCTGATACCCACATGTGGTTATGGCCGAATCCATAATCAACATATTCAGAAAGTCTGTCGTAAATAGACATTGTTGAACGCATATTTTTACGAAGTTGTTCTTCAGTATAGGAAGTTGTAATATCGTTAATGATAGTTATAAACAAAGCGTATAAGCATGGATTAGGTACCGGGTTTTCTACAATAGCTTTCATAATTAGATTCGATTGATTGTTTGACTTAATTTTGACATTACAAACATACAAACAATCAATCGAATCACAATGAAAAATCCGGAAATTCTTTAAATTAATTTAGATTATAATCGGCAGCTTAATTCTAACTTGAGAACTCCGGTGAACCCCTCAAAAGAAACTTCAATGGTTTGATAATCCCCATCCACAGCATGTGAAGAACCGAATCCAACGCTATAAGTATCTGCCAATCCAATGTCATCAAAATGGCCATAATTATCTGTTATTTCTGCATTCGTTATCTTTCTATCAAAGGTAATATAACCCGAAGTAACACCCGCTTCTAGTTCTACTGAAATATCAATTGATCCTGGGACAGGAACAACTGTTCCGGCTGGGGAATCTGTCCACCAGAAATGATTTCTGGTGAATTCTGTTACTTTTACAGTTTGTTGAATAGCTTCTTGATGAATAGAAATCGTTTTAGTGACACCACTACCACTAATGGTGATAGATTCGGTTCTTTCGTCTTCAGTGTTTTGACTGGCAGTTACTGTTACTGTTCCGTTGCCCCCCCCCCCGAATCGGGGGTTACATTTATGAAATTCTTTTGCATAATGCAATTAAATTAGAAAGTTTCTCACAACATTGTGATTGATGAGTTATACGCAAATAAAGAAGGCCCGGTTCCACGGCTCAATTCTTCGAACACGAAACCTGTTTCTCAACGGTTAGTGGTCTAAGGTGTACTCAAATAATCAACGTATGCTAATATTTGTTATACAATGGACTTTTAAGTTTCTTCTTTCATTTCAAAATATTTTCAATGTTAATAGCTCTTGTTTTACCATCAACGCGGACTTCCTTGTGACGCGTCAGCATTACACCTGATACGTAAATCTCAGGGAGGTCATTCTTTCGATAGGTGATAGAGATACGGTCTACACGTATCCACCCTATTTCATCATGTACTTTATCACCCTTTTTACATGGGCATACGGCTCGAGCGTATTCATGCAGGATACGAGTCTTTTCAGCAACGTACTCTTCGTCAAGAGCCGTAATAGATTCTGCGTATTGTTCTTCAGGTGTCATTTCTTTTCGATTTGCTTGTTTTCAATCAGGAGTTCATTTCGCTGAACCATTCGGGTAACTTCGTTACCGAGGACTTTTCCAAGGCAAAGCTTGTCAAGAATTTCAGCGTAGCTTTTAACTTTTCCTCTGAGAGCGTTCTGGCTGCGTATCCAATTAGGCTTCATAATCCAAATGGTATTAGAGGGAGATTCTTGAACTACCATCACAGAACGTGACGTAACACCAGCCAGGTCAATTACACGTGCATAAGAGATCCTGTATGATTCAATACCTTTCATTCGGTAAACAGTATCACCGTGGAGGTCCTGGGCCTTTGAGAGGTCTATAAGACCCGGAAACATTCGGTTAGTGAAATCAGCATGTTCCCACATGTCCAATCGTTTACCTGTAAAGGTCAGGTAAGAGACGGGTTCTTTACGCTTGGGTGGAATCTTTTTCATTGGCTGCCATATTACAAAGGTAAATACTACGGTATTCCATCTTCTTTGGAAGTGTACCATCGTCTTTCAACACCCGACATTTGTACTCAATGGTAGGAAGTCCATCGGGGTCTGTCATGCCAAAGAACGGTTTCCAGCTGATTACTTCTACTTTCCCCTGATGATCTTTGACAATATCTCCCTTTTTATAAGGGTTGTTCGTACGACAATATTCGAAAATAAATTCTTTCTTACATAGCTGATATTCCTTGTCAAGGGCTTCTAAACTTTCTAAATATTCCTGTCTGTCCATTTTAATTGTATTTCATAGGTTATTCATTTAACGATTTTCATCTTTCTTCGTAATTATTGTTTTGACTCTACATTTTATACGGCGTTCTTTATAACGTCGTTCCCGTCGACGTGATTTTCCATCCGGAAATTCGTTTCGATTTCTAATTATCTCCGCATATTTACAGGTGGTACCTGTTTCTTTAGCTGATATATATTTTATTGTCAACCCTCTATCCATAACTCTATAAACTAAAAGAGCGTAACAACCCCGAAGACCGCTACGCTCAATTAAAACCTCAAATTCTAAAAACGAATAACATATTAATTCCCGGATTTACTTCTTGCTTTTTCTGGCAGGCTTCGGTTCCATGACTTTCTTAACGGTCTTAGAGGCTTTGAATGCCAGCGTATGACTTTCCGGTACGTTCATCGGTTTCTTTGTCAACGGGTTTGTCCCGGTTTTAGCAGCGTTCACTTTCTGTTTAAACTTACCAAACGGAAGGCTGATTTCTTCACCACCTTCAACAACGCTTTTAACAATAACCGGGGTTAAAGCGTCAATCACTTTTTCTACATCTTTCTGAGCCATGCCAGCTACTTCGGCAACTTTTGCCACAAATTCTGATTTTCTCATTTTTGTTTTAATTTTAATGGATAAATAAATGTTTCAATTTTCAAACGTGTTTATATAACGTTGGTTTTCGTCAATCGGTTTTCTGTCGTCCCTATAATCATTAGGAATCTCACCTGTCGGGGGTGAATACAGCGGACGTTCTCTTGCCATTTGCCCCACACATTCCAAGGAAACGATAAGCAAGATTGACAAGAAATGCTCTGTCTTTATTGCGCTGATACGCTATCTTCTTGCGGATAACAGACATCACCTGTGCATAACAGATACCGTTCTGGAGCTGAATATAGGTGTGGCTGAATTCTGTCACGACCCATACATTGATTAAGCAGTTTCCCCACTTGAAGATGTACGGCTTATGCTTCCATGTTACTTTGTCCATGAGCCGTTCAGCGTTCGAATGATAATTTTCCTCCACCTTTATCTGATACATATTATTCTTCTGAGAGTCTGATAGGAGCTGAAACACGTTCTTTTCCTGTTCAGGTGTACAGATGACCTCCATGTCAATGTCGTGAGGTTCATCAACTTCCATGCCTAACTTGTGCAAGGCAAGAGAGCCAACGATTAAGAACTTCATGCCATACGGTTCGAGAACCTGTTTACGGAACTCTTCCAACGCTCGTTCAATCTGATTCGAGCTGTTTACTGTCAAATTTGATTCAATCATTGCTTCGAAATTATTTAATGTTTTGATAATGTTACGTAATTCCTACGGTTATCGATTACAGTCCTCTCGATTTAATAATGTTCTTGAGCCTCCCACTATAACCTTTCTTTTCAGCGTAGACACGATCTAAATAAGCGAAATAATCGTCTTTACTAAGCCCTCGGGCGTATATACTCTGCCATATAGCATAATCGGCTATACAGTCCTTCCAGGAGCGGAAACGGGCATGATTATACAACATCCCCAAAGCTAGAGTTGGTCTTTGAGCCGGAACTCGCATACCTGTACAGTTGTGACCGTGTAAAAATAGAGGGCTGCTGAAGTTCCCAGACTCCTCTATGCATTGTGCCATAACGATATCCGGATGTTCTAACCTCATCAAGAAAATGTAGGTAAAGACGCTGTCGGCAACGGTGGTGGAGTCTATAAACCGTGACTCCGAAGACGCTGTTCCGTCAGCAAATACCGGGTCGGGTTCTGTGCAGCTCTTTATCACTTTTATAGTAAGTACTACTACGATGAATAGTACGAACGCCTTTACCATGTCCGTGATGTAAAAGGTGTGACGGATTGGATAATTCAGTAACTCTTTCATATTAAGGTCAGTTTAAAAACTCTGAAGCCACTCCAGTCCCCGTTTTTGTCTTTATATTGGGGAATGAGCCTGATGACATTATACATAGACACGGATTTGGCACTGGTATAAGTAGAGAGTTTGATCTTGGTATTCAAGCGTATAGTTTCGAACTCGTTTCCTCTGTACCACATAACTCCCCAGTAGGAGTAACTCCCATCCTCTTCCTGACCAATGTATTTGACAGTTGCGGAAAGAATATAGGTATCACCCGATACCTTCCACCCCACAATTTCATACACTCCTTTACCTTTGTTTTCAAAGGACACCTGATTATTGGGCATGTGGCTTTCTAGCCCATACATGGGGTCTTTTACTTCGTACCCGGTGTACCATAATTTCTGACTCAGTGTTGTGGCTACCATAGCCAACAAAATAGCGGTAAGTAATACTAACTTTTTCATGATTCTTTTGATTTTTCGATTGATAAATAATTGTCGATTGTGTCACGGAGAGCTGCAAGCTGTTCCAATGTCATATTAGGAAAATAAGTCCACTGAAAGCCATTAAGGCAAAATTCCCACCTCGTGGCGTCGAGGAATGTCCCCGACTGAACGGTCTTCAGTTACTTTACATTTAAACTGATTTTTCATAAGGCATTAAGATTTAGATGAGTTCGTCAACTCGTTTAACATAATAAGATTCTCCGGCTCCATATTGTACGGATAAATGTCCATACCGGGTTTTACGTCAGTAGTGAAATCCATCTCGTATTCCGGGTCTATCACTACAAATTGCTCAGCCTGTTCCGACCAGCGTAACACGTGAAGAGGAATCCATGCTGCTCCCAGGTCCATGTTAATGATTCTGAACGCTTTCATAGTAGAGTGAGTAATAGCCCCAGTTCGCATACGTCCTTTATACAGGAAGCGTACCAACGCACTACAATACATTGTAGAGCGTATTCGCCCCGGTTTAATGTCTATTAGTTCGTTTACGTAACGAACACTGGCTGGGTCGGTAAATTGTCCCACCACCTGTACTTCCCCCGTCTTTGAGACCTTAACAGAGGCTATTGATACAGTGTGACACGAACCGTCCTCGCTTTCTATGTGAAAAGATGTGCCTGTTTTGAACTTTTTCATGATGTACTGATTTTAGTAAACATCGAAATATATTCTGACGTTAGTTGAGCAGCCATTTTCACCAAGCACCTAGGCTGCGTCTTTGTTACACCCTACATTTGATTCTTCTTCTGTTAAGTCGATTAAAACCTTTTCCATTATTTCTATGAATTAAAGGGTGGGTTTAAATGAATTAATTTGGGTAGATGTCAGAGATTCCGGAATCTCTTTTAATATTATCCACTTTCCATTTTGCCCCTTATCAATATACCCCTCGTATTGTAATTTACTCGTCACAGAGTCCACTATACACGTAGTTTTACGAGCCTTTTCCCACTTTTCGGGTTCTAATACATACTGAATCATCTGATACCGAGTTACTTCTTTTCCAACGTTTTTCTTAAAGAAACTTTTAATTTTGTTGAGATAAGTTTGTGATTTCATGACGTATATTATTTACTGTTTGACAATACAAATGTAGTGGAAAATCTTGAATCAACAAAGAAATCATCCGAAAATTTTACTTATAACTTCTGAATTTTTGACATTGATACTATAAAATCGGGGTGTATGCTCAGGCGTTTTTCCTGAGGCATAATTTCCTTAACGGCGTAGAACGGTACACGTCCATGTAACGTAGGAACGACAGAACCGTCCTTACAAAGCGTTACAACAATCACGTCATCAGGGGTGATACATTGTACCGTTCCAATAAAATGAGAACTGTACTGGTAAAATTCGACTCCGTATCCTATCGTCTGACTGAACACATATCGAATTTGTTCTATTGTGACCGGGGGATACTCATGACTTTCGGTATCACCTACTGTCCAGCCCGTACTGTTCCCACCAGGAACAGCCGGGTCAAAACCTGTGGTTTTAGATTCGCTCACGACCCTTGTCTTTTAAGGGACAGTTCTGATATTTACAGAACTTACCCGGATTCAACTTGCATTCTATATAGGTGATCTTATTATCGTGCAGTGGACGTTTGTGTTCGCAGGTACACTCTATCTTCTTTACCCACAGCACCACGGGGTTAGATTTTGATCTGTACATGGTCCATAGCTATTAGCGTTGTCATAAAATTCTTTCTTTTCTCAGGATGACGTAGGAAGTACACAATCAGGGAAGATATCAAGACGTTTTCGACTTCTTTGCTTACCTGTTCCTCGTCGTCCATCGCACTGGCTATTACATAAGGGAGGTCTATCTCCCCTAATTCAGTACGTATCTCGTTTTTAATGAAACGATGAAGAGCTACACGGTCATCTTCAACGGCAGCTACAATAGCGAACCCGACCATATTCGGATTGTTGTCAATCTTTTGCAGGACTTGTTTTAATTCTTCACGGATATCATCTGTTTTCATGGCTTTATTTCTTTAGGGATTGAACTTTCTTAAGGAGCTTTACATGTTCGGGCAGTTCGCGTTCACGGCGTTCACGCGCTACTACGCTCAATTTCTTAGCTTTTACAACTACTGATTCAGGCTCTACGTCTACCCACCCGGCTGCTTCAAGCACGTCCAGGATTTCTTTACGGTTGAACCATCGACTTACCTCGATACGGTCATTCTGAGGTTTAATACGCGCCACCGAACCCTTACGGCGACCACGAAATGTTACTGTTATGAATCTTAGCATGACTTTATTGATTTTAGATGATTAATGACTTTAGATGACACAGTACGAAGTGTCAGGCTTTGAGGGCTTTTTCAGCCCTCTCAATTTTACGTTTCAGGGAAGCGATTCTTTTGCGAACTTCCTTACTAGGATTCTCGATAGCTTCTTTTTCCTTGAGTTCTGCACCGTATTTAGCCAACCGTTCTTCAGCAGTACCCCGGTGTCCCTTAGACTCACCTGATTCTTCCTTTGTTTTCTTTTCAGCTTTAGGAGTAGGGTCTTCTACTTTAACTTCTTCCTGAACTTGAATAGTCTCGACTGGAGCTTCTTCAGCAACGGGTTCTTCCTGAACCGTTACAACTTCCATGTACTTCTGAGCTATCGTTACATAGCTGTCGATAAGGCTCTTCTTACTAATCTGATCTGGATTAGCAATAGCCTCAACCTCGACATTAGCTTTGCTACATCCTAAGATAAGAGTGTGGTAATCTTCGATAAGAGTTTCACGTTTAATATACTTGTAAGCACTTTGAGGATTGTTAACGATTGCGAAGTTTACTACGTTATTAGAAGCTGGCTGATTGTTTACCGAGTTTTTCATGACCTTAAGTTTTTAGTGTTTGACTTGTTTTCATTTTGACAATACAAACATAATACTTTTTCTGGATTCAACAATGAAAACCAAGATAATTTTTTTTTTAGGATTTGTCTGGAATATTCTGCGGGTGCGTTTTCCAGTACCTTGTCCCAATCCTCAGTAACCACAGGTTTGAGACCACTTTTAACAATGTATTTGCATCTTTCTGGAGCGATAATATGCAGCAGGCCTGGATTAAGTATAAACAGACGCATGCTCTCAGCCACGGATTCGTAAATATATAGTGTAATTATATCAACACCCAAGGAATTAGATTGAATTTTCTTGAAGATTTTTCGAAATTTCTGATGTAAGGTGTCATTTCTGTCATTCTCTTTATCAGAAATATTATGTTAACTTCTCTTCTAACAACTTACAATTTTAAAGTTTTTCGTGTCATTTAGTTATAAATTGTTACAAAGCCCCCTTAGAAAATTGTACAAACTGTAAGTATCATCATGTTTCATTCCCGTAATGTCCTAAGGGGTGACCACCGTAGACAGAAATGATTAGGTATTAGGAATCCTCTCGATATCACCCCTGAAAAACACGAAACCCGGAGCCGCATGACGTAAAGAGCTCGGCTATGTATACCTCTCGATTTGCCACTATCCATTACCGTTTCTTGTTTCGTTCCTGTAACATGCTCATATTAGAACTCACTAGGCAGAAATAAACCTGTTTTTAGGTTAGAGAGTGTATACCCCTTGTGCGCGTACGCGCGTAGGGTATAGGAATACAGTGTATGGATACCGATAAAGAGCCGGGTGACCAGCGCGGGATTCCGGCAGGAGAGACTGTTGCGCTCCGGATTCTAAATACACCCAACCTTAACCATCCACCTCAAACCACCCCTCAATCCCTGTACCTCTCCTCCAAACCATCACCCTCATCTACATTTCCTCACCACCCCTCACCACCCTGCCTCCATGCAGTCACCATTACCTCTACTATTACTTAGAATAGTCATCTCATCACACCACCAATCAGCATTACCACCCCAATTTTTATTTAGAAGAACCGTCTAATATACAAATGGATTCCATACCTCTCATCGACTATTTTCTTAAAGACAATTAGAGCCATGAATCTGACTTATTATCACCTTTTATCATGGCTCCTGAATTATTCAATTCACTCTCTGAATCTTATAGAGAACTCTAAAAATTTCCCGTCGACTCGGGACTCATACCCTATATACCACACTTAGTCAACAACTCACTTATTCGATGTATTGCATGTACATTCCTGGTAGGATCATCCAATATCCTTCTGATTTCTTTTAGAACAGCTACTGGATCAAAATCAGATTCATTCGGTATCACAACAACCCCCTGAACGGTATTTATTATTTCTCTCACAATCTGGTTTCCCACACCTGCCATTACAGGAACTAATTTCTCATCCACCAACAGATTCTTACCTAAATACATTTTCCTGTTGAGGGTTAACATTTCTCCAGTAGGCTTCCTTTCAATTGTTTCAACAACCGTTATGGAATGAGTCGTGGAAGTTATAACATCAGCCTCTCCCATCTCACATTCTCCGTCTACTTCTTCTTTTGAATAGTATTCGGGACACTGTTTATCATTGGTACATTCTAACATGATCTATAATCGTTTATTGTTTAACATTACTACTACTCACCACCTCATTTTATTAAGGCATCTATTCGGAGACATTTGACCGCTCTAAGGAACGTTTATAACGGGCGTCGTTAGCACCCTCTTGAAACTCTTTCCACCACGGACTGCTCTGTAACCTTTCCTATAGGCTACACTTTTGTTCTTTAATTCTTTTCCATGACTGTTACTCTTTGACAAGTTCTCTTTTAACACTCCAGTTCTTATTTACGATATCTATCAATACCTCTTTAGCCCGGTGTAACATTCCCTTTACTGTTCCTAACGGCATACCCAGCTCATCAGCTATTTCGTTATATGTGAAATCATCTATATAACGTAGCTCTATTAATCTACGCTGCCACCTGGGTAGCAACGTCACAACCTCTCTCATAAAATATAAACGCTGCTCTGTCATCAGTTGTTCATCGGGTGTTTTATCAGGACATTTAAGCTGGTAACCTAACTGGTCATCATTCTCGAACATCATTTGTTTATCCAACTCAATTATGCTATCCGGCTTGTTTTTATTGTTACGAATGTAATCAATGGCACAATTAATTCCTATCCGAAATAGCCAGGTGCTGAAGGCATATTCAGGACTGTACCGATGAAGTGCCTGGAAAGCCTTCTCAAACGTTTCCATTGTAATATCCATAGCTACTTCCTCGTCACGTACAATCTTTTTTATCTGGTATAGGAGTGACCGATGATAACTATTGTAAAGCGTAGTAAAAGCTCTTTGATCACCGCTTAGAGCCTTCTGGACGGTATAAAACTCGGAATCTTTTCTTGACATCACCATGATGTTGTTTATTAGTTTGACAGGGGCAAATATAATACAGAAATTTAACTTTACAAAGGAATAACAAGAAATTATTTCCTGTCATCAATCATCGTCCCATTCGTTTTCTTCACCGTAAGGTGTTTCCTTATCTCCAATCTGTTTATGAAAAGTTTTATTTTCGCATGCACTTGCTAAGGCTTCTATCGCCGCCAATTCCTCAAAAGTCATTTCATTATCTTTTTTCTTGAATTTAGGGTCTAATTCAGTAGGGAATAAATTATGCTTTCGAATGTATCCATTCTCAAACAGTTTCCGCATCTTCTTACGTTCTTCAAGGTAATTTTTTCGATGCCATTCCCATAATTGACTGAATTCTATGTATTCGACAGGAGTAAAATCACAAATAATATCATTCCCATTTTTGGACTTATAAATATGAAGTTCATTTTCGTATCTTTCAGTACCTCCAAACATCGAACTATACACTTGTAAAAAGAGTTTTAAAACAGAGGTTCTGACATGGAAGGAGTACGTGTATTTCTTTTCTTCACTAATTTCTTCTTCGGAAATTCCATACTTAGCACACAACGCTGCTAACAGTTTTCGAGCAGCCTCTTTTTCTCCACCAATACCTCTTTCGGCAAGTGCTTTTATTTTCTTTACTTTAAGTAAAACTTCTTGAGGAGTTTCGTTTGACTGTGACATGACTTTAGTGTTTAAGTCTGACGTTTTAATTACACTACAAAAACTTGTTATTGCTCTAAATATTCAAATTCATCTTCAAAGCAGAAATTATTAAAATATTCTGACACAAAAGACTCCGTTGGTTCTTCCGACTCTTTTGATTCTTCCGACTCTTCCCATGCTTCGTGCAACATATCTGTATATTTGTCGAATATTCTATATTCTTCTTCACTCATCCCGATGTTGTTTTCTCTACTACAAATGTCCTTAATTTGTTCTAATGTTTTCATAGCTTTTAGTTTTTAATGTTGATTCATTTTTACACTACAAATATAGTGGTTTTAATTGATTATACAATGAATTATCCATAATTCTTCAGATTTTTATTGAAACTTATTCCGCCCTGTACCGTAAACGAAAATGTTTATAAACATTTAAAATTAATGAATTATGCATGTTCACACTGGATTAAGCACCGAAGAAGAAGACAAAAGTGCTAAATTATTGAACAGCCTGTTGGCTGACCACTTCACGCTGTTGCTGAAGACATGGCAGTTTCACTGGAATGTAGTAGGTGACTCATTTGGTTCCTATCATGAAGCCATGTTAAAACTGTACGAAGCCGAAATTGAGCGAGTTGATGATGTTGCTGAGCGTATCCGGGCACTCGGTAAACGCCCCTTGGGGAGCATGGACGCTATGCTCACCTCTACTACTATTCTTGAATTTAGTATGGGCGAAAAGGTTCCAGAAGCTCTTAAAATGTGGGAAATCATTCGTGATGACTGGGATCACGTAATTCAACGTATCCGTGAAATCCACGGTCAAATCCCTGAAAAAGACTTAGCTACATTAAATTTCCTTGAGGACATGATTGAAGCTATGGAAAAAGAAGCCTGGATGAATCGGTCCTACACGGCTACATCCAGTCAAGTGTAATGTACTTTAAACAGAGAAGGGAAGTTGTTCGCCTCCCTTCTATTTTATTGACCCACTTTAAACACTAAAATTCTATGTAAATTCTGAAGTCAGTACCATTATTAATCTTCTGATTTGTTATCGGCTTCCCTGTCCTTCTTACGTTTTTCACGTCGCTTACGGCGTGCCTCTGCTGCTCTCTTTTTACGCTCTGCAAGTAGTCTATTAACATTTTCACCACCCTCTACTTTTTGAGCCTGGTGACGACCAATAGACTCCTTAATAGCCCCCTTTACACGCATACCCTTCTTTTGGGGTATACTTTTATGTTGACTGTAATCTATCTCAAATTCCCCTTCAGGATTTTCAGTAGTCGGATTACTGGGCTTTAAAATTACATCTTCTTCACGTAATTTCATAGCCTGATCATCGGGAGTAATAGGGTTCGCTCGGTTATCTTCGGCTGATTTGGCTTCCTTCATTGCTTTTAAGCGTTCTAACATGCGCTTGCGTTTGTTTTCAGCCTGTTCATTTGCTTCGGGGGTTTTCTCGTCAATAACCTCCGCTATTGGAGTAAATTCGTCAATAAACTGTCCGGAAGCCTCCTCCATCCTTCCCCAATCGTATTGCTTAATCAGGGCACTTGGGAGTTGAACATTAGCCCCGTCCATAACGTTTCCATTGAATCCATTGAATTTACTGTACCAGCTATTAGCCAATTGGCTAATGATAACAGTAGGATTCAGCCCGGCTTTAGCTGCCGTCAGACCGACGACCAAGGCATTAATAGACATCTGCTTCATTACGTTCATCACATTGGTTTCTCCGTGTAATGTAGCGTTGATGTCTATTCGACCGTCTACGGTCATCTTTATCTCGTTTCCTTTAACTTCCTTACGGGCTTGTTCAATAATCCGTAAAATGAGGTTACAGAGGTCTACATTGCTCCCCCCGGCTGCTCTGTTCTTTATTTCAACCTCAATAAGCATTTGATTCAGAACTTCTAAACGCCCCGTTTCAGTTGCTATACGAAAGTCTTTGTTTTGTAGTACATACTCAGCCCGGCGTCGTGTAATCAGATCACGATTGTCAACATAAAACTTCTTTAACTCATCTTCTGGAACCTTTATTCGATACTCCTTTGCCATCACCTTAGCAACATCAGTGATAGTATAGAATTTACCAAACAATTCCATTATTGTACCCGTGTAATCTACAATGTTCCGGGAACGTCTGTACTTAGTTCCTAGTGCTTTATTGAGAGCTATAACGGCACGTTGATAAGTATGGTCTAATTTGAGATACTGTAAACGTTTAGCGTTTGCGCTACGTACAGCCGTCAAATCACCACCATAAGTCTTTACATACGCCCCCACATTCACTGTCTGCTGGAAGTCTATTTCTACCTCCTTTTCATCGTCTGTACCTTCATTCAGAATTAGGGTGTAGTAACGTTTAGGGGAAAGATCACGCTCTTCTTTAGCCCATTCCGCTGCTACAAACAAATCCTTAACTATATCCGAAGATTCTAAAATATAGTCTGGAGCGTTTTTCATAATACGCTCCTTTTCCTCGACGGTCAGTTCTCGTTTTTCTTCTGCCATATCACATTTTCATACAATAACAACCACAATTCATTAAGGAGGATACTGCCTTCCACTCTTCTTTATTATTCCACTCCTTTAGGAATCTATGAACCTCGTTATTTTCCGGGGACGAACAATAGAGATCAATCTTCAATATCCCACCTTTACACCGTACATACGCCACAGAAACGTGCTCTAACTTAACCTTTATAAAGTCTTTAGACTCCTCTATTCGATAGTAGTTGAATTTGCGCTCGAAAGCATCAATAAAATATTCAGAAGGAATTCCATTCGTTGGGTGTGTTGTCAGGTAACATTTTACTCGAAGGCACTTTAATTTCCTTCGGTTTCTTTTATAATAGATTACTCCCCACCCACAAATAGCAGTTAACAGTAAACCAATTCCTGAATAAATAACATTCACCATAACTGTTTTGATTTAGCCTCGGGAATTCCCGAGGCTTTAAACTTACTTCTTATTCTTCTTTGGCTTATCAGCTTTAGCCGGGGTTTCTTCTTTTGGACGTTCAATAACCGCACAAATTTTTGTAAGTTCAACCTTTACAATTTCAGTCGGGCACGGAAGTATTCTTGCTGAAATATCAGCCTGTTCCACCGCCATAGAACTTGAATCTGCCTGAACCAATATAAAAGAGGGTGTTTTCTTAATTTTCCCATTTTCGTTTTCGTGAAGTTCGTTCAGCTTTACTTTCCAGAACGGCATTTCACATTCATTATCCAGAAAATTGACCTCTTGGATTTTACTTTCAGAAATTTTTGCAATGCGAAAATCTTCTTTAGGGAATTCCTTTCCCATGTATTCATGGGATAAAGATTCAGCTTCGGTATAACTTACAGCTTCAAACAAACGAAGCTCCTTAACAGTTTTGTAGGTGTTCTTTTCGGTAACTGTTAACCGTTTTGTTCTTACTTCAAAATACATTATTTTCTATTTTAATATTCAGCATCTTCTTCTTTATACTTACTAAACAACGTAATGTCGTCTATACTTATATACCACCACTCTTTTCGTGTAGCAGCCTTAAACCTAGTAGGAAACTCACTGAATCGGGGGTAACATTCTTTAATCACCACCAATGTGTTTTCCTTGAAGCCGTGCCCGCTCTCGTTATGACGAACACGGCATATATCCCCTGGACCAATTTGTTTTTGACTCATTATTTCTCATCTTTTTCAGATTTAGCAGCCATAGCACAAGAAGTATTAAGGAACTGTATAGCCACAGAAACGGCATTTTCAAGCGTCACACGAGCAACCTTGGTAGGATCAATAATTCCTGCCTTGAACATGTCTGTAACTTCTTCTTTAACCGGATTAAAACCCTCCATCCAATTGGGCTTATTAGCTATCAATACTTCAATTTTATCAGGCTTTAAACCAGCGTTTTCACACAACTGACGGAACGGAGCTTGAAGAGCTTCCCTAACAATAACTACTCCTGCTCGAAAATCAGAATCATCCGGACAAACAGTATCCCTCAGATATTTATCAAGCATTTCCGCAGCTCTGAAATGCATAGTACCTCCACCGGGGACATACCCCTCTTCAATAGCTGCGCGAGTAGCAGCTATGGCATCGTCAACACGGTCTTTTCGTTCCTTCATTTCAACTTCGCTCTTCGCCCCCACATATACCACAGCAGCTCCCCCAGTTAATTTTGAAATACGTTCTTTGTATTTTTCGATGTCGTAGGCGTTCGTTACACCGTCCATAAGGTGTTTAATAGCCTCAACTCGGGTATTTATATCCTTATCTGAACCCGCTCCCCCTATGATCACAGTACGAGTCGTTGTAATAACCGCCCGATCACATTCGCCTAACCATTCAGTAGAAGATGACGCAGTTTGCTCAACGGGGTGCCCATATTCATCTCCAATAACCTGCGCCCCCAATTTAATAGCTAAGTCCTCAATCAAATCCTTTTGAATTTGACCATAACCCGGTGCTTTGACAAAGCAGGCTTTCAGCCCATTTGTCTGCTGAACATTCATCACCAAAAACTTAATAACATCGTTGGTCATATTCGGGGCAATAATTAGCAACCCTCGTTTCGCAGAATATACTGTCTGAACAATAGGTAAAATTTCCTGAACATAATTGATATTCTGTCCAAATACTAAAACATAAGGTTTGTCAAGCACGCATTCCATACGCTCGGGATCAGTTACAAAATACGGGTTTACCAACCCTTTTTCGTATTGAAACCCAGTTGTTACCTCAACGGTTGTTTCGTCTGTTTTGCTACTTTCTTCGACAGTTATGACTCCATCGTTGCTAACCTTTCCAATTGCTTCGCTGATAATTGTGCCAATCTCTTTGTCCCCATTTGCACTAATAGTAGCAATTTGTAAAATACGGTCAAAATCCTCTTTTTCAATAGCGGTCGACATGAACTGTATGTAATCCACCGCTCTGTCTCGTGCTTCTTCAATTCCCTTTTTAAACATTTGAGGATTTTTAATGCTCGGCATCACTTCCATTCCTTCCTTCATCAAAGCAGTAGCTAAAATCGTAGCAGTCGTCGTACCATCCCCGGCTTCATCACAAGTCTTGGCAGCTACGGTTTTCACAAGTGTAGCCCCCATACGTTTCATAGGGTCGCTGGTATCATACGCTCGAGCCACCGTTACTCCGTCCTTTGTCACATGCGGGATGCCGTACCCCTTATCGATATGTCCAACGGGTCCCAATGTAGCCGATACAGCTTCGGCTAATTCAGCTGCGCCCTCATACAACTTCTTCTGTGCTTCCTGTTTAAATAAAATTTCTACGTTCATTGCTTGATTGTCTTAATCGTTTCTATTTTGCATTTAAACGGGACAAAGAGACAAATAGTTCCCCTCATCCCGATATAATTCATTTATTAATAGAAGGGGGTGTCCACTCGCATTTTCCCCCAGCACAGGCAGTTCCGATTTCCGAACCTGCTTCTTTGACCGGGCTTTTCCATACGATATTGTCGTAATTAATTTTTCTCATCCGACAAATGTGTTGCCATTTATGATACGCATTAACATGTTTCAGACAATACGCCGTTTGCTGTTTGTCCCCAAACATGTATTTGTCGGCAAAATTATTAAAACGTCGAACCCAATCCTGACGCCGTTCCACTTTACGTTTCAGGTAATCAATCACACAATTAACATCCGAGAAACAGATACCATCAATGTCAACTAAGAAACGACCATTCTTGATATTACTCGTAATAAAGTGACTGATTTCCTTATCAGTAAGTTGCAACAGATTCGGGGAATTTCCCATGGCTGCGTCACAGGCTTCCCAAACATCTTTAAACACATCAACAGCGTCCACTACCAATCCACTTGACAGAATAGCTCCGGCTCCATAGCGTTTGGATAATTGATTTTCGTCAAGTACTTCGGTATAGGGGGCTTGAGGATAGTCTAAATCTCCAAACGATGACAGTAAGCTGATTCCACCAAACTTATCCCGGTGTTCCCATAAATATTCTCTAACACTATCCCACTCATCTGGTTTAACAGTACAGGTGTTAGACACATTCATTCTAAGTGTAGGGTTTTCCTTTGTGGAGGGGTGATCAAAATTTGTTCCAAACTCTATCCAATTCTCTTTTGTCAAAAGAACCAACTTCAAAAAGTCGATAGCTGACAAGTTTTGTTTCAATAACGCCCCCTCCGGCAATGTAACCGGAAAAGCTATCACTTTTTCTCGGTTTGGTGCCCATACGCTGTCTTCGACCATATTAGGATTAACCCTCATCCATTCCTGAATAATCTGTTCGGTGTCGGAGGCTTGAATGTGGCGAATGTAATGGCGAGAATGACCTGGGGTTATGCCCGATAGAGTTCCTAATAGTTGAGAACTGTTTCCCGATGGCTTAATAACCGTACACCGCGCTGCCGGGCTGATATTAATCATCTTCGCTATCTTTTTGTTCGTTTCAACAACTATTCGAGCCGCCTTGCGCTGAACTTCAGGATCAAATAATACTTCGGGGTTCTCACACAGCCCGGTTATCCCTACACCGATTAAAGCGTCTCTTTCAGCGATCTTTTGTGACCACCTCTCCAATACTTTAAACCGAGTGTATCCTGCCTGTAAAGTACAAATAATTGCCGCAGCTTCGGCTGCTTCATACAACTCCTCTGGTGTATGTATTTTACCACCATTTATTTCGGCAAGATTACAAAATCCCCATCCCGAATGTATATTGCCTTCTTCGTCCTTTATTTGTGGAAACAACCCCACCTCTCCGCAAGGGTTATAGACGAAATCCTGTGAATCAATAAATACGAAACCCGGCTCACCATATTTTTTAGTAAATTCGTATATCTTATCAAATATCTCTTTAGAGGTATCGGGTAAGATAGCTGCTGAATTGTTACTTCTACACAATTCAGGCATGGTTGTGATCCAAGCCCCGGTTTTACAAGAAGCCATTTCAATATCATCGGCGTCAAATATGCTAATCATTGCGCTACGCCGTACACCTCCAGTCACCACACTGTTCGCAAACACACAAATGATGTAATGTAATTCAAAAGGACGTAATTTTCTTCCTTTAATCTTTTCAACGATCGAATGAATTTTTTCAATAGCTTCTTTTAAAGGTTCGGGTCCAGGAGCAGAAAATCCTCCTCGAATAAACGCTCCTCTAGGACGAATCATTGAATAATCAAAATCAATATCCGGACGTCCTTCATAATAAGCTGTCATCAGTAATCCAATAGCTTCTGCCCACCCTTCTATCGTATCGGGGACGGTAAACTGACTATTCGGAAGGGAATGGTTAAAGCCCATCGGAACGGGTAACTTATTTACATGACAGTGCTGAACACTGTACCCCACTCCACACCCACACAATAGAAGATACATCGCTTCTTCAAACACACTCACACGGTCAACGTAGGTAGAAGAACAGTTTCCCGTAACAATTCCATTTGATAAGATAAACGATTTATCCTCTTCAACTTCTAAACACCAAACATCGTCATAAATTGATTTTTCCTCAATTTCTGACACTTTAAACATCTTCGATGTTTTTCCAGTTTTCATTGAAAGGGTATAATCTTTACAAAATTCTCTTGTTTTATAATTAGTTATTTCTCCACACTTATCAGAAATATTTAAAATAAATGCGCCTGTGCAGGGGAATACCTTTTCTATGAAATTAGAAGATTCTACAGAAGATGTTTGAATTCCATGATACATTACTTCTTCAGGGAAATTTTCATATTTATTCCTATCCAAATGACCGTCGGCACTTAAATATCCGCTAACAAATGCTCGAACTAAATTAACACCATCTTTTTCAAGCAAAGGAAGTGTTTTTAAATAAGTTCCAGTATAAGCGAAAAAATCTCCATCTAAAGATAAATTTGTGGAAGTTTTAAATCCGCATTCCTCAAACCTTTCTTTAAATCTGCGTTTTTGGTCACATAATCTAACATGACTATGATTATTGCTCACAACTCCATCCCCATAAACAAACCCATAACACCAGTACAATTTTTCCTCAAAACTTGCAGTCTCAAAAGAAAATGAAAATACATTTGGAGTTTTAAACAGTTTATCCCCAACTTTTAGCTTATTTACAAATTTTCCTTCCTTATTAAGCCATCTATGGTCCGAAGTTGCATAAACAACACTCCTATTCGAACCTTTGTAAAAAACAATTTTATTCAACCAATCTTTTCCGTAATTTCTTACAATGGCTTTTCTCCATCTACCTTTGTGAGTCAGTACGGTAACTTCATCGCCATCTTTAAAATCATTTAATTTAAAAACCCCCTGATTCGTTATGAAAGAAGTTTCTCCGCTCAGACAGTTGTAGAAGCGAGCATGCTTCTCAAGCATCAATTCACCACCATACTGGAGAGCTCTCTGCGCTCCCAAAATACGCTGATCGTGATACAGTGTATATGCCTTACGAAACATATCAAGAAACTCGGGCATATCTTTAGGAGATACAACATTTCGATACTGTTTCATGTGCATGTCCATAACTCGGTTTACAGCTTGATCCCATGTTTCCTTTTGCCCTCCTGAAGTTTGAGAATATTTACTCAGGAAAACATAGTTGCCCACAATGGGGCGTGAGTCCATTTCAATCATGTTTTTCTTCTTTTGTATTATCTTGAACTATTTCTTTTGCTTGTGCAGAAATCACGCAACAGGGAATATTCCCACCTAATGTGAGAGCAAGAAAATTCCCTTGAACATTTTTATCTTTCTTTTGTGCTTCGGCTACAATAGCAGCAAATATACTACTTTGTACTTCAAGATACAAGGGTTGAGGAGTGTACTTCGCTTCTCCATCCTTACTTCGGGCTATTTTCATTCGAACCCGTTCAGCTTGAAAATGAGTAGCTAAAATTTCTTCAGTAGGAAGAACACCTTCGAACGATTTAATTTTATCGCAACTTAACAGTACAATTCTGACTTCACCCCGTGGCTTCCCACCTTGAACTCTATGGGGAACCATAAGGTACAATTTAGCAGGCGTCTGCTTTTCTTTAGTTTCCATTATGCTTTTCTTTTAGTTTAACAATATATCAATTCCTTACGCGCCCTCGTTATCCCAACAAATTTCAAACATTTTTCTGCATACACAGCTAATTCAGTCACAGCATATTTACTGGGAATCAGCCCCGGTTCTAAAAAGAACACTCTGTCCGCTTCTAAACCCTTTGATTTGTGGATGGTACTTAAAATTATACCCCGACTGGCGTTTTCAACAAAAATGTCGTAAATAACCGACCGCACTTTGTCCAGGCTACCAAAGTATTCGTAAAGACTTAACAAAACGTTTACTTTTTCATTAACTTTATCGTAAGCCTCAGTTTTTGTTGGGTTTTTCAGACCTTTCTTAGAAAGTTTTTCTTCTAAGTTGAGGAGTATCTTTTCAAGTCCCCATACATCATCAACGCTGTCAATTATGGATACAAGTTCGTCACCAAACTCCTTCCCAAGAATTGTACACTTCTTCCCCTTGCGGAGTAGTGTAATGAAAGCCTCAACCAACGGTGCATTATTCCGACACAGAATGAAGTCGCCCTCTTCCGCATCCGTGAACGCTCCCTCGCCAACAAACCCCTTCTCAGCTCCCGGAGCAGCTACAATACCATCGGGGAACACTTTACAGGCTTCATCTACGATATCCCTTGCACACCTGTACGTCATTGATAGAGGAAGAGTAACCGTGTTCGGAGCGTTCTTAATCGCATTAAGAGTATCGAGGTTTGACCCTTGAAAACCATAAATTGCCTGTTTTTCGTCTCCAACTCCCACAAGTCTTCCTCTTGGAGTCTTCAGCATTTTTATTAATTGATATTGCAATGGAGATAAATCTTGAATTTCATCAACCATTACGACATTATACTGTTTGAAATCTTCTTTGTGAACGTATTGAGTCGCATAATATAACATATCAGTGAAGTCCATAGGTAATTTTCCTCCTCCACCGTTTAGGAAGTAATTATCGGCAATCCTTTTGTTAAGCATACGGAGCTCTATTGCTCTCTTAGCGAGCTCTTCGTCAGCTTCCTCACCGTACCTCTCCCCCAATACTATTATTGCCTCTATATTGTCTGGTACGAGGTTAAATCTCATGAGGTCGTAGAGTTTGCATACTTTCATTATTATTCCAGGGATACGTTTCGGATGAACACCCTTGAATTCCATCTTCTCTTTTGCCAAATTGAAATTCTTTGAATCACTCAAACTAAAATTCAGGCTGAATGCTTTAAACAAGGACGACAACGCACAGGAGTGAAGTGTCTGAGCCTTTACAGTTCTTGGAAGCCTCTGCCCAAGTTCCTCAGCTATTGACTTATTGAAAGCCAAGAAGATTGAACTCTTTATTGGAGGAGTCATCTCCGCAAGTTTACACAAAGTAAATGTTTTACCAGAATTATGAGTAATAGTAAAATCCCCTAATAGATATCTATTATCCCCATCAACAGTAAAACCAAACCACGCCCCCTTTCCAATAGGTTTTAAAGAAAATCCAGTGTGAAGCACATCTTTTATTTGTTTTCTCTTACTTGCCCTTTTTCGTGAAAGAACGTTAGGAATAATCTCTGTATGACCCGAAATCCCTATTCTAAAATAATATGCTTCAAAATTTCTTGATTTAATTGTTGAACGTTTCCATTTATAAGACGAATATAACCCTAATGAACGAACTAAGTAAACAATTCCCTCCCCCAAGGACTCCCATTTTGTTGAAATTGAAAAACAGCATCCATCACTTTTCTTATATCCATCGCCATCAATAAGCCCGGCAAGAAGTCTTAATCTGTTCTTCATTGAATTAATCAGATAATCTTGAGGAATGAAAACATTTCCCAATTCATCAATGCATTTCTTAAATTCTTCCCTAAAAATATTTTTAGAACCGTCCCCCACAAATCTTACCTGAACACAATTTTCACTATCATCTTTTATTTTGCATTCAATTCCTTTTGGAAGAGGATAAGATAAAAGATAATCAATAATATCTGAATCCTGTTTACATATACTAAAATATGGATTTCCTTTGTGCTTCGTTCCTTCTGCAAGCCATAACCCTAACAAATAAGGGTCGATAGGAAGGTCTTTTTCCTTAAATTCAACACCTGTTCTGACAAGTTTTAAATGACCAATTTCGCCATTATTTTTCTGAAATTTTAAAATTTCTTTAATATGTTTGTCAACTATGTCAGAAGTCTTTTCCGAATTATACAACCTCATTGAACGAGTAATATATTGGTCATGAACAGTAAAAATATGCTCATCATTACATATCCATTTTTCACCCTTTTTCGGAGAAACTTCGTACAAATTAGAAATTCCGCTATCAATTTTCAAAACATTTCTCGGGCAAGAATCTGGTCCCATTAATACATCTCCAGCGCAAATTTCTTGAGACAATTTTGTTGAACCATCAAACATTAAAACCTTAACATCTTTTCCAAGACATCCAGCCGTCGCACTCACGAATATATTTCTATTTGTAGAACGATATTCGTTAACTATCACCTGTTTATATTCGTCTAATTGTGCCATACTAAATTATTTCATTAATTTCAAAACTAACGTCTATCGCCCCTTCATTTAAGCCATTTTGTAAATGTGTTCCGTTCACCCGGTTAATCAACTCTTCTTTTTCAGCTCGGTAACAAGGTCCAATTTCATACACATCCCCCATACGGTTCAATTCCTCCCACTTATCCGATTTTTCAATAAAAATGAAATCCGAATTTTCGTGGTAAAACCAACTATACCCAACTAAATCTAAATCTTGATCAAATTCCTCTTGAGTCTTAAAATTAGCCAAAGCATCCGCTACATTATTCCCAAACACAACCTCATTATCCAATTCTGCTTTATGCCCCGGTGTCCAAACGAATTGAAACTTCATCTTCGGTCGTAAACTAATCGACTTTAAAATCCTGTTCCATAATTCGGGGTTTTTAACCCCTTGCCACCCGTTCAATCTCCACTGCTGAAGCCAGCCTAACTTAAAAGAATTAACTACGAATTGGCTGTCGCTGATGATTTTAACCGCCGTAGGAATATTCGGATCAATCATTTCAACAGCTGCTAAGACAGCCATCATTTCCATTCGGGTTGTTGTAGTATTCCAATACCCAGATCG